TGGATTGGAGAAGACGGACTAACTGTAACAATTAAAAAGGATAATGATATACCATCTGAAGAATAAAATGTGAACAAAGGCATGTACTAGAAATAGACGTGACCTTTCATTAAAAGAACTGTTTTATAAGGAGTAAAAGAATAACGATCCTTTCCCTAGTGGGGGAATAATAATACCATGATTTGCTTGGCTATTGGGTAATACATAGTCTGTTATTCAAAGATTATAAAGAACGAGGTATAGATTCCCAACAAATATTGAAGTGAGTTAGAAACTCAGACAAAGAAGAATTTTGCCCAAGTGGGAATAAGGAAATCAATACTAAAAATTTACTAATAACATACTAAATACTACAAACAGTGAATTTTATTAGTTGGTAATATACTTACCTCATACTCAATACTTTAAGTTGAGAGAACGACAATGAAGTATTTGCCTTGTTACGGGTAAATATGGAGTCTTATTTAGAGTTTTAGGTAAACTTAGGTGTAACTAGAGATTTGATCTTGAAAAATAAAAACCTATGATACAAATACGCTTCACAATGTGCGACAAAAATACATTGTATTGATAGATGGAGGCATTCTAGCTGTACCATCGTGACTAATTGTTCATTCTAGAATGATTAGATATTGGGTTGGAATATATCCACACAAATAATGAATTGAGTTATGATGGCTCTAACAAAAAAGATGTATTCCCTTTTGTGATATATGGGAGGTTAAATAATAATATCACATTACACGGAGAGTTGGCAGAGTGTCCGAATGCACTGGTTTGCTAAATCAGCATACGTTTATTCGTATCGAGGGTTAGAATCCCTCACTCTCCTCCAAATAAAGCCTTCAACAGGATTAATGAATTACGATAGTTCTTTGTTAACTGGAAAAGCTTCCGATTATATGAAACTCGAAGTACAAGAGTTTTACCCTATGGGATTAGATGAATAGAACATTACGGATAGGGATTAAATATTGTTCCAGATAAGTTTATTGTATAATATACCAATTTATATTATAAACTTAAATGTGCAATATGTAAATAGTAAAATGAATAGGAAATAAATTAAATATATGATAAAACTCATTGCATGTGATGTTATGAGCTTTTAATGTATTTAAAATTAATTAAAAATTAAAGAGTAAAGGGAAGATATGAGATGTTAAAAGAAGATGGAAGAATGAGTAATAAAGATAAAAAGAAACAACACAAAAAGTATAAAGATGTTAAATGTAAGAATTGCAAAAGTAATATAGATATTGATGAAAAAGTGTCTTTGCAGGATTTTGAAAAGATAGGCACAAATGAAGAATATATTTTTTATTGCAATAAATGTGGAGAAAGTACAGATATTATAAAGCTTTAGAAAACAAATTATGAAAGTAAAATAATAATGAGGGAGAATTATTATGGAAGATGAAAGATATTTAAAATCGGAAATCGAGTCAAGAGAAAAATATATACATAGAATGTATTCTAACAAAACACAATTTAATATGATTAATAGAGAAATTGCAGAAGTAATTAATCAAGAACTTGGAACTGACTTCCAAGAGAGTTATTTCCGTGGTATATATAAAATTTATGAAATTGCGTGTGCTGAATGTTTGGAATCTTTAAAAGGTGATAAAGCAGTAAAAAATAAAATAGACGAAGTCACTGAATTGATTGGTGAGTTAGATGTTAAAAAGCAATTAATTCGTAATGATACTAATAAACTTAACAGAATAAAGAAAGACTTTATAAAGAATATTGAAATTGCAAATTACATAAATGAGTATATTGATAGAGAATGTGAAAACTTTCTACCTTTATCTTATAAAAGAATTGAAGATGAATCAGAAAAAACACTAATTTGTTGCATTTCAGATTGGCATATAGGATACATTATTAAGGATTATAGAGGAAATAGTTATAATTATGAAATAGCTAAAAAGAGATTATCTAGATTCTTATCTGAAATAGAAAAAGAAATACATAAAAATGATATATCTAAAGTTATAGTAGTGCAAGCTGGAGATTTAACTGAAGGAATTTATATGCGTGGACAAGATCAATCATATAGTTGTGAATTTAATAGTAATGAACAGATTGTTATGGCTGAGGAATTGCTATATGGATTTATTACAAGTATATCAGAAATGAAGGTAAATGTAGACTTATATTCAGTAGGTGGAAACCATCAGCGTGGAAACCAAGCTTATAAAGATGGAAATATTGAAGGAGATAACAACAATTATACCATAGTTAAGAATTTAAAGAAGTGGTTTACTTTAGCTAAGAATGATAGAGTCAACGTTTGTGATATTGATTTTAAAGAAGATTGTGGAGAGTTTGACTTAGGTTTTGGAGTTATAAAAGTTAAACATGGTGATAAAAGTCCTAAAGAAGATAAGAAATTCTATGACACAGAAACAAGTATGAATAATATAAAGTATGCTATGTTAATAAGAGGACATTATCATAATTTTGGTGTAAGTTCACAAAATAATGGTGGGTACGTAACAACTATAGGTTCATTATTTGGTATGAATCCATATAGTGTGGACAAACTTCAATGTACAACACATGCAAGTCAAACTCTAATTTTAGTTAACTATGATGGAGTTGAATATATAAGAGATATAAATTTACAAATCAATTAAAATAAAATAAAGGATTAATGGTGAAAAGTTATGGGAGAAGTATATCAACAACGGAATTTATTGCTAGAAGAAATCAAATTAGTAGATTACAAAGATAATAATACACTATATATTGATGATGAAATTACAACTGAATTTATAATAATGTTATCAAGACAATTAAAGAAACTTGCCACTAAACAACTATCATTGAGCAAGGAAGATAGAACACCAATAAAATTAATCATAGCTTCTCCAGGAGGAAGTTTAGTTGATGGAATGCATTTTTGTGACCTAATGGAATATTACATTAATAAAGGGATAGAAATTCATACATATTGTACAAGCTATGCTTATTCAATGGCATTCAAAATATTTATATGTGGATCTAAAAGATTTGTATATAAGAGAAGTGATTTAATGTGACACCAATGGAATAGATTTAGATACGGTACTGAGACATATCAAGATACTGTAAATGATAGAGAGCAATGCGATAGATGGTACAAGTTAATAGTTGATTTAATAACTGAGAAAACAGGTATAACTAAAGAACAATTTGATAGCTATACAAAGAGTAATAAAGACTTTTATATGGATGGTGCTACTGCTTTAAAATTAAATGTTGCTGATGAAATAATTATATAAAGGATATAGGTGAGAATTATGTGTAAAGAAGAGTTAAATAAAGTTGAAGAAATAGAACCAAATCAGCCTATGGAAGAACAAGAATATTATAGTAAAGATGAAGTTTTAGATATTATAGAAGAAATAACACCTAGGATTGAAATCAATACTGATGAGTTAAATGGATTTGAATTAGACGAAGATATATTTAAAAAAGGTTTGAAAGATATTAGTTTTGCTTGTGGGCAATTTATCGGATTAGTATCTGTAGGAGTAAATAATGCTGATGCTTTTCAATATATTCTTAATGAAAGTACAGGTAGAATGAATTTAGAAGCCACAAAAATTAAACAAGATATTCAAGATGATAGTCAAGTATAAAATAAATTAAATATTATAAGTGAGGGAGATAATAAAAAATGCAAGAATTAATTAAAGAAATGATACTAAATTCAGAAGAATCAGGTACAGTATTTATTGGTGATGGCATAGAAATTGGTGAAACAGTTTTAGAATTAATGGAAGATGGAGTTCAATTCTGTGAAGCTGATTTTGATTATGTTGAAAATCTAATAGAAGAAAATGATATATTAGCAATTGCTAAAAACATTTATGAAGATGGAGAAATAGAATATTTTATAGAAAAAGTCTTCAGTAAAGATGGAGAAACATTAGAAGATGATAGTGATATTGTTTTTATAGACTCCGATTTAGCTGATTGCATTGATATAAAGAAGTTTTCTGGAATGGTAATGTTAGTTGAATGTACATATGAAAATGATTCAGAAGAAGAATGTAATTATGACTGCGATAATTGTGAATATAGTGACGACGAAGATTACGAAAAAGAAATTGAAGAAGAAGATACAACAGAGATTTTATTTGAAGAACTTTTATCAAGCATTGACGAACTGGATTTAGACAAATACTTAGTTGGAAATATCTATAATTTAATTAAAGATACAATTTCTGATGCTATTGAGATGGGCTACGAAGAAGGATTCGATGATTGTTTAAAGGACGTTAGAGAAAGTATTGATCATATTTAAGTTAATAAATTAATATAAAAAGCAGTTAAAAGTAAAATTTTATGTCCTTATTAGGATTAGGTTGAAATATATCTAGTCCTTTTTATATGTAATTTTAGTTATGCTTATCAAGATGGATAGGTAAATAAAGATTATATAAGAAGGAGTTTGATAAAAATGAGTGAGATGAGAGTTTATCAAGACAAAATGTTAAATAGTAAAAAGGAAATTGTAGTATGTAATTGGGAACGAGGAGAAGGAAAAACTTATTCTGTGTTTAGGAAGATCATAGAGAATAAGAACGGGAAGTATTTATATATTTCACCATTTTCAAGTAGAATACTACAAGATTATTTTAAAGAATACACATATAAAGAAAGTAATTCTATAAAATTATATAAATCATCTAGAGAAAGGGATTCTATAGAATTTAATGATGGTAACAAATTAGAAGTGTTTTATATTAATCCTAATACTCAATTTAAAGCGTGTAGAAATATTGAAATTGCTTTCTTTGACGAATGTTATTTAAATAAAGAATATATTGATAGTATATTAAAACCTATGGACGTTAAACAAATATATTGCATGATTACTAATGATAATATTGAATATATAGATAGTAGACAGTCTAAAATTACTCGTAGTAGTTTTTGTGATACTCAAATAGAAGAATTAATGATTGAATACGCTGAAACACCTAAGAATAAAAATACAACGTTATCAAGGGAAAATATATTAAAGCAAATTAAAGTATTACAAGATATGAAGCAAGGTAATTAATAGATTATTATACTCTACGGGGTTGTCATGCTAAAGCATGATTTGTTGTGGCGTAATCAAAGATTACTTACAACATATAATTAATTTAATATGGTTTTAAGGTGTCTAGATGAGTTGTTGTCTAGATGAGTTGTTGTCTAGTCTATTTTTAACGTATAATGCTTATTGTTTTTATGATATTTGCCTATTAGGTGGATAGCTAGAAATAATAAATTAATGTAATAAAGTATTGTAAATTAGTATTCTATATGGTAAAATTATCTTGTAGAATACCTAAAATAAATTATATAGGAGGAATTTGAATATGGAAAAAGTTAATTACAAATATAGTCAATCTGAAATGGTAGCTTACTTACTTCTTAATGGTTATACATATAATAATATTGAGGTGAAAGAAAATAAAAGATATAAAAGTGATTACAAAGTATTTTTTTATATTGAAGGCTATAAAGAAGATTTGATTAAATTGGAACAAGATTTTAAAAATAAAACTAATATATGTCTACAAGATTATATCAACAAATTATTACAGATAAAAAGGGTAATAGCTGACGCTATTAGAACTCAAAATAATATGAAGAACAAAGAAGAGTAAGTTTGTAAAGTGCTGATACAACTAATGTTAAATAAATTAAATATGAGTATTAAGTATGAAAGACTGAACTACATGCAGTATTAACTGTTGTGATATTCAGTCTTTTGTTGTGCGTAAAAATAAATTTAAGGAGGCATTATGAAGATGCAAAACAATAATATAGGTGAATTAATAAGATATTTTATAATTGAAGAAGATAGTAAATTTTTAGAAATACAAGGTGGTAGTTTTATTCAGTCTGAAACTGGTGAATTTATAACAAAATCAGAGCATGACAAAATAATACAAACTAAATTAGAAAAGTATAAAACAGAAATGTTTGCTACTGCTAATTATGTGTCTAATACTGAATTTGGCATAGAGAATGAACAAAGTTTAACTAAGAAGAAAGTTAAAAGGAAAAAGAGTGGTAAAGCAAGGGAGAATTTTGATAACGGTGAGTTCAATATAGTTTATAGGAATAAAATTGAGGGAGTGATGAATATGAAATTAAATACAAATGAAAAGCTAGTATTTTATATAATGAGAGATTTCATTCAGTATCCTACTAATTGTATTGTAATTAATGATCATATTCCTACTATTAAAGAACTAGAACCAATTATAGGATTAACTGAAAGAAGTATAATTACTGCTTTAAAATCTTTGGAAGATAAAAATATGTTAAAAAGAGTTCAATATGGTCATAAAAAAGCTATTTACATAAATCCAGAATATTATGCTTCAGGGAAAGAACTAGATTTAGATAGTTTGAAGTTATTTGGTTTAGTAAAAATTGATGATGAAAAAGTTAAAAGTTATTTATAGAAATAAATTATAAAATAATGAGCTATGTGATATTAGCAATTTAGGAGGAATTTGATTATGGAAATAAGAAAATGTAAAAAATGTGGACAAGAAAAAGAATTAAACGAGGAAAATTTTTATAAAAACAAAAATGGAAGTTTTGAAAATACATGTAAAGCTTGTAGGAATAAAGCAAAAACAGAACAAGAAATTAAATATAGAGAAAAGTTCTATGCTAAAGATGGATATAAAGTTTGCAAATGTTGTAATATTAAAAAAGAGGTATCAGAATTTGGATTATATGCTAAAGCTAAAGATGGATATTTGTCTAAGTGTTTAAATTGTTCTAATGAGAAAGATACATGGAGTCAAAGGGATAAAGATATTATTATAGCTAATTATAATAAATTAATAATCAAAGAGATAATTCCATTGCTTAGCGTTAATCGTACTGAAAAATCTGTATTACATATGAGTAAAAAACTAGGATTATATAAAATAAATAATGTAGTAGAAGATTATGACAAAATAAAATATAAAGACATTAAAGGCAAAAGATACAAATTATGCAAGTGCTGTAATGAATATTTACCATTAGAATTTTTATATTTTCCAAAAGATAATACTTGTAGTGATGGTTTTAGAAACGTATGCAAAAAATGTAAAGGTGAGAACTATGCAATATCTGATTCATACATATGGAAAGATGAAGAAGTAATAATTATTCAAAATAATTATTCAGATATGACCAATAATGAAATGAAGAATGAATTTTTCCCACATTTAACAATTAATCAAATTATGGATAAAGCTCATAGTTTAAATTTACATAAAAGTGATGAAAGTAAATTAAGAGCAACAAATGACGCACAAACTGAGGAATGGAGAAATAAAATAAGTGAGACTCGACTTAAAAATGGAAAATCAAAAGGCGAAAATAATCCAATGTTTGGTTCTGCAAGATTTGGTAGTTTAAATCCTAATTATAAAGGTGGAATTAGTAATATAGAAAATGAATTAAGAAGAAATATTAACCAATGGAAATTAGATAGTATGAAAGAATGCAATTTCAAATGTATTATTACAGGGGAAAGGTTTGATCATATTCATCACTTATATAGTTTTGATAATATAGTTAGAGATACTTTAGAAGAATTAAAATTACCTATATATGAAACTATAAGTAATTATACAGATATGGAAATAAAACAAATTATATGTAAATGTACAGAAATTCATTACAGGTATCCATTAGGGAAATGTATGAAAGAAGAATATCATAAAATATTTCATCAAAATTATGGATATGGAAGAAATACACATAGTCAGTTTGATGAGTTCTTAATTAGATTTTTTGAAGGAGCATTTGACGAACAGTTAGAAGAACAATATAGAAGTAATAAAATATTAAAAAAATTAGAAGTTGCTAATTAATTTTGGTGACTTTTTATTATGTAAAAAATTAAGTAGGTGAAAATATAATGGCAGATTTTAAGACAAAAGATTTAGATGAGCAGATGAAAGGGAAAACTAGATGTACTAAGTGTGGAACAATACTTAGTAATACAAATAATTTTTACACATCGAGTTCAAAATTACATACTTATACTGGAAGAGTATCTTTATGTAAAGATTGTTTAACTAATTTTTATGTATCACTTTTAGAAGAAACTAATGATATAAAAATATCAATATATAAAATATGTGAGTTATTGGATTTTGTATATCTCGAAGGAATATACAATAGTTCATTAACAGAAGCAGGATGGAATAAAGATTTCACTATAGTACAAAATGGATTAGAAGTATGGAAAAAATACATAAAAACAATAAATTCTCTTAAAAATTATAAAGGTTATGCTTTTGAACATGGAGATAAAATTGATTTAGGAATGAGTATTGTTGAGGATGATACTACCAAAGAAAAAGAAAATAGCTTAATTATATCTAAGCCTAAAGAGTTTACTGACGAAGAAATTGAACAACGAGTAAGAGATAAACAAAATAAAGAAGATATTATTAGAATAATCGGATATGATCCTTTTCAGAATGAAATAGAAGAAGATAAATCAAAAATGTATGCCAAGTTGATAAATATGCTAGATGAAGATAGTCAAAATGATGAGCTTAAAAATAGTGCAATAATAAGTATTATAAAAGGTCAAAATCAAGAAAATAAAATAAATGATGTTATAACAAATTTAAGTTCTGATATAAAAAGTATAAAAGACAATATTGGAACTATTAAAAGCTTAACCGACACTAAAGAAAAACTAAATAAAAGTTTATTGGCTTTAGCGAAAGACAATAAGATTAGTGATTTATATAGTGGTCATAAAACAATCGGTGCAAATACATTAACGGGCATGGTTAAAAAGTTAAAAGAAATAGATTTAAAAGAAGCACAAGTTAATTTATTTGATATTCAGACTTCTAATGGTATGTTACAAACAGCAAGATTATCCGCAAAAGCAATTGTAGAAAATCTTAATTTTGGCGATGATGATTTAATAGATATGGTAAAATTCCAAAACGAAAAAATAAATTTTTATGAACAAGAATACAGTAAATTAAGAGAAGAAAATAGAAAATTAAAGGCGATTTGCTCTTTCAATGATGTAGATTATAAACAAGATGTTTTAGAAACAGATTATTATGATGTTTTGGACTACGGAGACATAAAGGATGGACAAGACTCTATTCAAAAGCAGAATTATAAAGAAGACCAAATAAGTTTTAATAATATGGTTGAGGAAATAGTACCTATTGACACTATGGAGCATATTGATAAGGTTATTAAAAATAAAAAAGAAATTGAAAAACAAAAAATATTGAATAGTGTTATAAGTGAATAAGCGAAGCTTCAAAATTAGTGGGTATTAGTAGAGATAAATTAAGATTGTTATTAAATGATAATAATAATAATAATAGTGAATAGGCATTTAAATAAAAAAATATGTTTCAATAACTGAAGGCATGGTAACATGTCTTTTGTTGCGTTTAAGCAAACTTTATTGATATAAGAAGGAGGTGAATTAAATTCATTATGGGTATCACAATTATAAATAAAGGTAATTTGACTCAAAAAAAGTTAGAAGGTTATTTAAAATACAATGAAATACTTGTATGGGGAAGAAGAAATCCTGTAAAGTTCGCAGAATTAGTGTTGGGACTTGAACTTATGGATTATCAAAAATATACATTTCAAGAATCATGGAGCAAACAATTTGCATTATGGTTGATGTCTCGTAATGGAGGCTGAGTAAATCAACTTTAAGTTCTCCATTTATAATGACAAAAATGATGTTATTTCCAAACTTTCAAAGCTTTATACTTTCATTAACCGCAAGTCAAAGCCAAGATACCTTTCTTTGACAACTTAAAATGGAGTCAATAGCAAAAAAACAAATAGAATCTTTTTGTGGATTAACAGATATATTTTTAGGAGAAGTTTCTGCAAGTGCTAACCATGATGGATTTGTTCACTCTCCTCAAGGATTTAGATGTAAGCTATTTAACAACAGTCAAGTTACTACTGTTTCTGGGGAAGAAGATAATATTAGAGGGAAAAGATCAAATTTAAATTTGTATGATGAAAGTGGTTTCATAAGTGAAAACTATATTTCAGTTACAAAATCATTTTGTACACAGGATTCGTCGTTTAAGTTAGGTGGTGGTATAAACACCGAAACTATACCGATGAATATTCCTAATCAATTATTGTTTTGTTCATCTGCTAGTAGTACGGATTCTGCATTTTATACATTATATAAAGAGTGGGCAAAGTTAATGTTTGCAGGAAGTAAAGACCATTTTGTAGCTGACTTAAATTGTGAGGTTATAATAGGAGCTACATTAAAAGGTAAAAAATTAAATATACCATTGTTATCACAATCTAAAGTTGATGATGAAATAAGGTCAAACTCAGAGAAAGCAAATCGAGAATATTTTAATCGTTTTGATGCTGATGGTGGAAATAAACAACCTATAAAACGTGCAGTAATTATGAAAAATTCATCAGTTAGAAAACCATTATTAATTAATGAAGGAAATATAAAAAGACACATTGCAATTTCATATGATCCAGCACATGATTATGATAATTCAGCGACATCAGTAGGAGAATATATATATGATGAACAAGTTGGATGGAAATTAATAATTCAAAACTGTGTAAGTCTTGTGGATTTAGGGAAAAAGAAAAAAACTCCAATGAGAACGCCAGAACAAATTAAAGAGATAAAACAAATGCTAATAAATTATAACGGAAAAGGCAAGGCTGATTATGAGAATATAGATTGTTTACTAGTTGATGCTGGTTCAGGAGGTGGTGGTCCGATAATCGCAGATTATTTTATGGACGACTGGGAAGATGAACAAGGAAATAAACATAGGGGATTAATTGATAAAGAAGCCTGTGCTGAACATGTAAATTCTTATCCGAATGCAGTAGGAAAATTAAAATTAGTATCACCTAAAAAATATAAAACAGAAATGTATGATGATTTTGTAGAATTATTAAATTTAGGACTAATTGAATTTACAGATAATTATGATATGAAAGGGTACTTAAGTCTACCACAGGAAGGAAAAGAGATTGAAGAAATTGATGAGGATACGAATGAAAAGAAAAAGGTAAAATCAATAGATTATAAACAATACAATCTATCTTGGGACGAAGAATTGGCATTAAAGCAAATTGATAACGCAAAAGAAGAATTAATTGCAATAAGAAGACAAGGTGATGATATAAATTATAAATATGAACTGCCTCCTGATAAAAAGAGTAAAATGCATGATGATAGAGCTTACACAATGGTAATGTTAGCTTGGCATTTAAAAAACCTTAGACGTGACGGAATAGTTAATAAGCAAGCACCACAAGTTGATTGGTCAACAGCACCAACATTTGTTTCATCAGTAAATTTCAATTCTATATAATTAAAGCAAGAAAGGAGGAATCCGATTGACAAAAAAACAATCTACAGAAATCCCAATCCCTCAACTACAAAAGATAGATTTAACTATACCAGTTCTATCAGAAGGCGAAACAAAACAAGTGTCTAATATCGGTGGGAATTACATCTTATCAGATATAGAAACATCTACTACTAAAGATTATTTTGATCCAAACTACATACAACAAGCTACATATGATGCACAAAGATTAAGTAATATTTATAGTACTGTATTAGATAAAAATACATCATCTTATGTTACAACTATGGACGAATTATCCTCATTAGCACAGAACACTCAAACTAGTATAGATAAAATAAAGAAAATAAACGGAATAGTTAAATATTACATAAACAAAGAAGATTTAATTGGTAGAGTGGTTGAAACTATAGAAAATAATATAAACATAAATTACAAAATTGATTATCCATCTCCTAGCAGTAAAAAAGGTACTAAACTAAAAAAAGAACAAAAAATGGAAGACGAATTAAAAGTAGTAATAGAAAAGTTTAATAAACAAATTAATATACCTAAGTTAATAGCCGATAATGCAGTTATTACATATACAGAAGGTAATTTTATATTCTATTTAATGGGTGATAGTGAAAATGGTTATTCTATAGTAAATTATCCAATGGATATTACTGAAATCACACCAATGAGAATTGATGACGACCCAGTAGTGTCTTTTAATGTTACTGAATTATCATCAAGGTTACAAGAGAGTAGAACAAAATATGGAAGATTAAAAACAAATAAACTTATTGATATTGAAAAAACAATAGAAGACGAAGTTAAAAAATGTTATCCTACTGAAATATATGACGCTTATAAAGGGAAAGACCAATATGCTTTATTAAATCCACAAAAAATAGGATTAAATAGGATAAATAATTTAAAAGGGCTATATGGATTAACACCTATATTTAAAGCACTACAACCTCAATTAATGTTGGAAACGGTTGATAAAAGTGACCAAAAAGTATTAATTCAAAAGACTAAAAAGATTTATTTGCAATTAACTGAAAAAGAATTAATGGAAAAGCCAAATGCCATTAATATGATAGGTCATGCACATGTGAGTTTACTTGAAGCTATGTCAAAAGATACTATTATATATACTGCTGACCCACAAGTACAAGATTTAAAATTGATTGAACCTAAAACTGAGTTGACTGATGAAAAAACTAAATCAGGTTATAAGTTAAGAATATTAGAAGCATTAGGAATATCATTTATTAGTTCAGAAGGTTCTAAATCTATAACAACTACTAAAATAAACTATGACGAACTATTAAAAATGGTTAATAGAATAACTAAGAGTTTAGAACCAATCCTTAATAAATACTATCAGTTGGTATGTGAAGAAAATGGTTTTCCTTTGGAATATTCACCTACTATAACTATTGAATCTACTAAGTTGCTGGATTTAGAAACATTATTAAGGTTAGTAGAAACTATGTACTCAAAAATTGGATTAAGCTACGATACTATTTTGACAATGCTAGGATTAAATCCTGAAATTGAAATTAATAAACGTGTAAAAGAAAATAAAGTAACAATAGATGGCGTAGAAATGACTACTGATGATATTATGAGTCCTCATATAACATCTTTCACAACATCGGGAAAAGACGGAGACACGGTAACACATAATAATCTAGATTCTAATACCAATAAGAATAATAGTAAAAAAAATGAAAATATAGATAAGCAAGAATCAGATCAATCACGAAAAGAAGCATTAAAAGTATGATTTGAAAGGTGGTGATATAGATTGGACGAAGATAAAATAATTTTATATAGTAATAACAAAATAGAAATATCAGAATCTCAAGATGATTCATATATGAATGTAAAATTCATTATATGTAATTTTGATCCCAATAGAAATAATGTAATGTTAAATAGAGATACTATAGAAAATTGGTTAAATACTTTAGTAATGAAGCCACTAGTTGGATTAATAAAACCAAATAAGGATGATGAGTTGGATTTTACTTCACATCAAGCAAAAAAAGTTTATGAGTTAATTAATGGACAACTTCAAGAAAAATTAAAGTTTGGAACTGATGCCTTTGGAGTATTTGATACTGTTCAAATTGAAACTATTGATGAGGTAGAATATATTACAGCTAATTGTAGAGTTTGGCGTAGGTTTGAAAATTGTTGCAAAATAATACAAGATAGATTTGATAGTGATGAACCATTAAATACATCTTGGGAAATATCAATTGTAAATAGTAATATAAATGCAATAGGTGGAAAACAAGTTAAAGTTATTAACGATGGTATTTTTATAGGACATGCGTTGCTTTCTAAATATACAAGTCCTGCATATGATTGTAGTGGTATGTTAGAAGTTGCCGAAGAAACACAACAAGAAGACGAATTTGCAGAAGCATTTATAAACGATTTAAGTGAAATCAATAGTTTTGAACAAATATCAGAGAACCAAGAAAACATAGAAACAAGCATTCAGTCTGATGAAAAATCAGTTGAAAATAAATTAAACGAAAACATAGAAGAAAAAGGAGGAATTGTCGATATGGCAGAAAATAAAAACAAAACAGAAGTGTCATCTATAACAACAAATGATTTATATGATAAATTAAGAGTTGCTATTAATTCAATAGACACAAACAAATGGATTTGCATATCAAGAGTATATCCGTATGAATTTAGAGCAGTAGGGTATGATTGGAATGCAGAGAGCGAAGATGACTTTATAGAATATGCTTACACTGTTAATTCAGATGAAAGTATATCTATTACAAGCCAAACACCAGTTAAAATGACTTTTGTTCCATCAGTTCAAATTGATGAACAAATTCAAGAAATTCAAGCACAATTAAATGGTGTTAATGATGAATTATCAACTAAGAACGAGGAACTTTCTACAAAAATAGATGAAATTGTGAAACTTGGTGAGACAATTACAAGTCAACAAGAAACTATTGCAGAAAAAGAAAAGGCTATAGCTGAATTAGAACCACTTAGAATTGAAAAGGCTGAAGCTGATGCAAAGAAATTAGAAGCCGAAATTGCAGAAAAAAAAGAAAACTTAAAGAAAATGGCTTTATCTAGTAAATATTTTACAGAAGAAGATATTGAGAATTCAGAAGCAATTAAAGAAGCAATTTCAAATTTAGACGAAAAACAAATTAAATGTCTAATAGCTGAAAGAGTTGTTGAACAAGCTTCAAAAGTAGAAATAACTACTAAAGAAGAAAAAGCAGAAGTTGAAACAAGTGAAAAAGAAGTAGAAGTTTCTACTGATTTAAACGCAAATACAAACTATAAGTATGAAAATTCAAGTTCTGCATTATTAAATTATGCTAGAAGAAATATTAAAAGATAATTAATTTAAATTAATTAAATAATAAATTAAAATAATAAAAGAAAGAAGGAATATTAATATGTATAGAAGATTACAAGTAAACTCAGGAAAAGTATTTAATGCTCAAAACACAGTAAAGGTTGATATGAAAAGGGGGACATTCGTAAACGAGAGTTATGATGCCACTAATAAAATCACAACATTGATAAAAGCAGTTGCAGACGCAAATGTTGTAGGAATTTTAACAAGAGATGTAGTTGTTGATGTAGATGTAGCAATGGGTATGCCAGTTTCAGATTATTCTACTTCTCAAGATCTTGTTTTAACAGGTGCATACGCTGGAGTTGAAACAATTCAAAAAGGAGAAAGATATGCAACAGAATTATTTGCTTCTGCATTAGTTGATGCTGATGTGGTTGAAGGTTCTTTATTAACTGTTGTAAATGGAGAATTAGCAAAAGGAACTACTGGTTCTGCTTTTTATAGCCTTGGTTGGATTTATGACAATGGACACAAATTATTAGGATTTAGATTAGTTTAATAAAAAAATAATAAAAGAAAGAAGGAATATTAATTATGATAAACAGAAACATAGAATTAAGCGAAGAAGAAGTAGTAAAAAGATTTAAAAGTGGAGAAGCATATCAATGGGCTAAAAATGTATATTCTAAAAATGTATTAAGAGAAAAGGATATAGTATTATCAGAAGACGAAGAAGCATTTTCACAAGTAGTTAATACAATGGTAAATGATGCTTGGAAATATGGTAAAACAGAAGCTAGAGAAAGTATTGCACAAATAGTTGTAGATATAATTGAACCAATTATATTTGAAGTACCAAATGAAGTATTAACTCAATTCTTAACAGATAAGGGTTCTTATGGCGAATTTGATATGGTTAGAATTAGAAAATCACCAAAGAATACATTAGTTGCAAGACAAGTTGCTAACAGAACAGGTAACGTAGATAAATCTTACCTAGATGTAGCAGAAGGAAACACAATGGAAACAGTTTTACAAATCGAAACTGAAATCCCAATGTCTAATTTAAGAAGAGACGGTGCAGTTGGAGTAGCAACTTTAGCTATGTATGCTATTGAAGAATTTGACAAACAAAAATTTAAAGCAATATTAAGCTATGTAGATAAATTAATCACTGGTGGAACTCAAGTATTTGGTGTTACTGGTGCATGGACTGCTGGTGCTACTCAAAGCTTAACTGATTATACATATGATAATGCAGTTACAGGTAAAGAACCATTAATTGTTGGATTATCTAACAGAATAAGAGAAATGTGCAGAGCCATCGGTGCTGATTTCTATTCTGAAACAATGAAAGGAACATTAAATGATTTATCATTACTACAAGTATTAAATGGTTGTAAGTTAGTTCCAGTATTAAAAGGTAAGAAAACAGGAGACGATCAAACATTATTACCAGAAAATAGAGTATTTGGTTTTTCAGGAACAATTGGAGAAATGTATACAAAAGGACAAATGTTTACTAGAACTACTGAAGAAAACAATGGTGAAAAGATTTCATTCAAATTCTCTGGAGTTGAATTTGGAATTTGTGTAACTGATACTCAATACATTTCAAAAATAACTATTTCTTAGTTATAACATTAGGGTGTGTATTAATTTACATGCCCTTTCTTAATAAAATAAATAATATAAAATTCAAGGAGAGATAATTATGGAAATGATAAAAGAAATAGACTATGTGGATGTATACCACGATTATGATTATAAAACATTTATAGCAAGTGAAAATCCTTTAGACGCAGGATATGAATTACCTCCTAAGATTGATGGAGAACCATATTATGTATCTGTACTATGGAAAGATATTATGAAAGCTAATATGAAATCAGAAAACTTCAAGAATCAAGCTATTAGATTCTCACCAAATATTGAAGACCAAGCCTATAAACAATTAAGAATAGACGTTAATAAAGACAAAAACTCTTATTCAAGAGATGAAATAGAAAGAATGATCCTACAACCTAATGACACAATATTAACAAAGATAACTCAAATAGATAAAATGTCAACAATAGACTCTTTCTTATCATTATTAGTTTATTTGAAAAATACTAACAAATATCTTATTGCCGAAAAAGTGGAATTATATATAAGAGCAAGAAAAGAAGAAATTGCTGAAGGTATAAGAAAATCAGAATTAGAAGTTGACGCAACTGAAAATATCGAATTAGCAGTAGCTCCAAATGAAGAAAATGTTGAAGATATTCAAGAACCTATTGTAACAAAAACAACAACTAAGAAAACTACTACAACTAAGAAATAATAAGGGAGATATATAAATCTTCCTTTAATGAATTATAGAAAGGAATGATTAATATTGACGCCTTATTCAGAAGTAATAGATAGATTTGAACGTAAAATAAAAGAATACAAAGATTTCTTTTGTTATGAAAATGTTACAGAAGAAGAATTTATAGAAATTACAAATAGAAGAGAAATGGGTTTATTAGAAGATGCAGTAAGTGACTTGCAATTAGTTGTTTCCATCTCTCAAAATGTAGATTTTTTAGATAAAAATGATGATTTAGAAACATTTAATTTTGAGTTAGTTCCATTGGAAAAGGATTTAATTAGTGATTGTATGGTTATTAAAATGTTTGATGAAGGAATAGTCAGGTTGAAAAAATATCAAGAATACTTTGGAGATGATATTAAAATGCCCAATTCTAATACAGAAAGGACTACCTATTTAAAAGTTGCTGAATATAGACAAATACAATTTGATAAAAAAGTTGTTAGCTATAACAGTAAGAATAGAAAAACTGGTGGTCATTTATTGGCATATTGATATGAATAAAGAAGATTTAAAATATTATAGAACTATAAACAAAGTTTCTAATAATCAAACAAGCAAAGAATCACTCATTTCTGGAATTACACAAGACTATAATAACGCTAGAGAACATGCAATATATAGATTTGATGTATTAATAAATTCAATCGATGCAAAAGATGTATTTATAAATAACTTAGAAGCTCCAATCAAAGGAGTAATTGACATATCAAGAAAACAAACTGCTGATACTGAAATGGAAGAAAAATTGCAAGTATATCCTAATCAGATTAAACGTGGAGACTATGTTAAATTCAAAGTCAATGAAACTGATACACTAAGAACTTATCTTATTAAATCCAAGATAGATAAAAAACATGGATATGATGAAGGTATCTTTGAAGAGTGTAATTATGATTTGAAATTCATAGTTGATAACACTTTATATACTATTCCCACAATTGTGACGAATAATACGAAATATACATTGGGAATAAAAAGTATTGGTGGAAGTTCAATAATTGAGGGAGATGGAATGTTTGGATTAGTACTCTCAAATAATGATATATCAAAACTGATAAAAATAGATCAAAGATTCATAGTAAATGGTCAGGCTTGGAAAGCAACACAAACGGATAGGGTTACTACTAAAGGCGTATTAGCTGTATTACTTGGAGAAACAGCCATAAATTATGAAATAGATGATATGGTTTTAGGTATAGCGGACTATAAAACTGTAATTCCACATACATATACATATAATGTCCCCACTACATTTGAAGTAACTAAGGGAACATCGGCAAATTTAGTATATTCTATTAAAGATGAATTAGGTTCTGAGATTGATTATAGTGGAGTTATGGTTACAAGTAATAGTCCCTTAGCAACTATTACTAATACAAATGGAGTTATTTCAATAAGTGGAGTAAATATAGGTTTAGGTAGTATGAAACTACAAGTTACATTAGATAGAGTTTTAAAAGAATTTGATATTGCATTTGAAGTTAAAACAGATGTAATTGTTCCTGTAATATCATATTCGTGTGAATGGTCAACAGGAAAAGTATCTAATGGCGTTAGCTTGAAAACTTATATGTCAAGTACTGCAAATTGCAAAGAAACCATTAATGGTGTCGCTGATTCAACATTGATAGTAAATTATTCATTAGATTCTATTGGAAGTTCTTTAGTAGCGACAGGGTCAGTAACAATCACTAGAAAATCTAATGTTGACTTCTTAGTTAAAAATGTTAGTGTAAGCACATCAAAAAGTTTCATAATAACATTTACTAATAGTGTAGATAATTCAATAATTTCTACTCAAACTGTTAGTCTTAGTGGCATGTAATAAAATAAATTAATGCATAAATAATGAGTTGATAAAACAGAACTTTTATTGGGTTTTTAAGTTTTGAGAATGTGGCTATAGGCTAGGTGTAGAAAATTAAAATTAATTAAAATGATGGAGGTGATAGTAAATAATTATGAGTTTAGATAGTTTTAAGGTATTTAAAGATTACATAAGAAAAATGGTTCTTGAGGATAGTGAATTACAAAAACTCATTTACTATCCTTACTCAGATGCACTTGATAGAGCTGATTTAGAAAATCCCTACGATATATTTTCAGAAGATACTGCAACAAATAGTAGTAATGGTGTGCATGGAGTCTTATTGTTTAAAAGGCAAGCAGATATTATCATGAACGCAGAAATGCCATTGGTTCTAATATCTTTTGAAACAACAAAGAGAAGTAAATATATATCAAATGTTTATATTATATGTAAAATAATATGCAAAGGAACAAATATTCAAGAATTAAATGATGGTAGTAGTAGGATTTATAGTATTAAAAGAAAAATTAATGATAATCTTGAAACAGCTAATATAAATAATATTGGGGAATTTACTGAGAACTCTTTTCAAGAACTTTCCATTAACAGTGAAAATGATGCCATGTTGTTGATGTATAAAGGGTTCGGAACTAATGCAGAAATATCATCGAATAAAAATTATCAACTTAGAAAGTATGGTAAAACATTATGATTACTGAAATAAATGATTTAGATAATTATTTTATGAGACCACAATTTATTGAAGGTATGGGTAATATATATCCTATTAGTATTTTTGACCATGACGTATTTTCTAAGTTAGCAGGCAAATATATCACACAAGGTATTACTACATTGCATAATTTATATAAGGTTAATAAAAAAACTAACGTGTTAGATTACTTTGTAAGCACATCGTTAAAAATGGATAAGGAAATTGAATATTTAAATAATATAAAACAATATACTCCTATTAATGAAGATGAACAGTCTAAATATAATGAGTTAATGCAATTGCTTAACTTATATAATAGTGGACAGGTAATGACCTATTCAATATATGAATTAGAACAACTATTTTCTTTATTATTTAAAAAACAAGTAATGTTTAAATGTTTAAGTCAAGAAGAATTAAATTATGTTTTTCAAATAGAAAATGATGGTTTATATATTACTAGAGATAATTTTAAAGAATTGCGTGGTATTGTAATGTGGCAAAATCTTCTTTATGAAATGCCTACATCAAAAGATAAACGAATTAATGAAGAAATTCAAAGAACAATTAAATCTCAAACTAAAGATAATAAAGGTGGAGATTTATGTGCAATGTTATCAGTTGTAGGTTCTGAAAGAGGATTATCAGATGAAGAAATATTTAAATATACATATTATAGATTACGATTTGATTATGAAATTATAACTAGAAAAAATTATAATATATTTATGTTTATGTTAAGAAGCCAAGGATGTAATGATGCTAAAATAATAGAACTTAGCGAACAGGTGAACCTTAGATTTAATCCTTATGACATGATAGTTGGTGATTTTAAAGTTAATTCGCTAGATAAAATATTGCAACAAAAATAATAAAGATATTTATTTGGGAAACCAAATTAATAAATAAATTAAATGAAAAAATTAAAAGGAGGAATAATAACAATGAGTAAAATAATAGAAGACTCTTTAATGAAAGACGTTGTTGAATTTAAAATTGGTCGAGTATTTTTATATGACGCTAAGACTAAAATAGAATATGCTACAGCAACGGTAAAAACTTCAGAAATGAATGCAAAAGCAGACCAAATAGAGGTAAAATCAGGTACGGATAACGATATAACATATATTATCGATAAACCTAAAACAGTAGTATTTACAATAGAAGACGTTATTCAAGATCAAAACTTATTTGCATTAAAAATGGGTGATGGTATGAAGGACGCTGACGCTACGGTAGACGGATTTCATATGCCAGAATTATACGCAGTTGAATTATCAGGTGCAGATAAGATTGTAACCTTATCAGAAGAACCAAAATTAGGGGAAGAAGTTACTTTTACTAATCCAATAACAGGAAATCAAATTGATTCTGTAAATGTAACTCAAGATACAGTAAATAAAAAAGTATTTAAAATAGTAGACGCTAGTATTGCAGTAGGAGATAATATTCAAGTTGGTGGATTTAAGTTCATAGGAAAACTTGGAGATAAGTATTTCAATCTAACATCATCTAGTTCAGTGCCAGAATTATTTGCAGTAGTAGAAATTCCATTAGTAAAACCTGATATGAGTGCATTATGCGATAAATTATATATATTGCCTCGTTGTAAACTAAGTGCAACTACTGATTCAAAAAATGAGTCCGATCCAAAAGAAGTAGATGCTAAACATGAATTAACAGTAATGAAACCAGTAGGTGCTAAATACTTAGGAACTGTATATTATAAATTCCCAAATTCAGTTGCAGATCCAACTCCAATTACTGATTTAACAGGCATATCTACTTTAGCTGGTAAAATTGATTTAACATTCACAGCACCAGCAGATGCAGATAATATAGAAGTACAATATAAGTTATCAACAGATTTAAATTGGGTTGAAACAAATATAGGAGGAACTACAGGTGTAAGAGTTGCTACGGCTGTATCTGAAACCGACATTTCTAAAACAATATTAGGATTATCATCGGGTACATATGACGTAAGACTAGTTGTTGACGGTGGATTATATGAAGGAATAAGTAATTCAGTAACTTCAATTGTAGTAGCATAATAAAATTAAAATTAAACAATGAATAAATAGACATCTTTCTAGGTGTCTATCCTTGATTGTTTAAAAACAAATTATAAATAATCAATTTTACAATAATACCTAAATATGGTATTATTGTAATGTAGGATAAATAAGGAAGTCATGAGCCTTATTGAAAAGGAGTATTCCGAACTCCCTTCCTATATTACATATAAATCGGAAAATAAATTCAACGGAGGAATTAGTGATGGAAGAAAGGGAATATCAACAAATTATTGAACAATGGGAACTAGAACATAATGAATTAATTGAAAGTGGAACGTGTAGAAAGATATTTTTAGATGTATTACCTAAATCAAATCACAATGGTGGAAGTATAGATTGGAAAAATAGCAACGACTATAAAGTATATTTTATAGATAAAAATGTTGCAGGTTATGTAATGATAATAAATTATAGAAGTATTGGACAAGAACTACAAATATCTTATCTACAAGATATATATAAAATAAATACAGGAGATTTTACACAATGTAAATTAGGGAATATAGTTGGTACAAAAACAAGTAATTTTAAATATAAAATTGGGCAAATAATAAAAGATAATAAAAGAGATATAACAATAACCGATTATAAAAATGAAAAAGGAAAAAGTAAACTTTATAAATACAAATGCAATACGTGTGGATTTGATTGTGGAGAACATTATTCAATAAGAGATAAGGAATATAAAGATGAATTTTGGATACCAGAACATAATCTACTTAGTCGAGATACAGGTTGTGCTTGTTGTAATAGTACAATTATAGTAAAAGATATAAATAGCATATCTAAAACAAATCCAGAAATGGCGAAGTTCTTTTTAAATATTGAAGATACTTATATTCATAGTGAATGTAGCAATAGAAAAGTATATGTAAAATGTAAAGAATGTGGGAAAATAAAGAAGAAAAAAGTTTCTGTAAATTCTTTTGTTTCAAATGAAAGTATTGGTTGTGAATATTGTGGCGATGGGAAAAGTTACGCTGAAAAATTCATGTTTAATATTTTAACTCAATTAAATATAGAATTTATTCCAGAGTATTCTCCGGATTGGATAGGCAAAAGAAGATATGATTTTTACATTCCATCAATGAATTTAATTATAGAGATGGATGGTGGTTGGCATGAAAATGACAACAAAATGAGTGGACAAAGTTCTAAGGAGTCAAAAGCAATTGATGATTATAAAGAAGAAATGGCTATGTTACATGGAATAAAGAAACCAATTAGGATTAATTGTTATTTTAGAATTAGAAAATATGAAAATATAAAGAATAATATACTAAATAGCGATTTAAATTATTATTTTGATTTAAATAAAGTTGATTTTAAGAAAGCTGATGAACAATCTCATAAGCCAATAGTAAAAGAAGCTTGTGAATTATGGAATAGTGGGATTAGAAGTACAGGGGAAATAGGTAAGATTTTAAAAATATCAAGTTCATGTGCACTTAGTTATTTGAAGAAAGGTAAAAATCTCGATTGGTGCGATTATACTGTAGAAGATAGTGAAAAATTCAAAATAGAACATATTAGAAAAGTCACAAAAAACAATTGTAAACCAGTTGAAATATTTAAAGATAATATAAGTCAAGGAATATTTCCATCAGCACAAGAATTAGATGAAAAAAGTGAAGAATTATTTGGAGCAAAGCTAAACTTTTGTAAAATATCAGCAGTATGCCGAGGTAAAAAGCCACAATATAAAGGATATACTTTTAAATTTGTAGCCTAATAACTTAAACCAAGCAATAGAAAATTAAATAACTAAACACAAAACAACCTAAGGCATCTTATTAATTAAGGTGTCTTTTATTATACCTAAAATGAAATACATTAATAATATAAAGGAAGTGACAATACATGGCAGATTTTAATAGTCTAGAAGCATTCTATTCTCAATTACAAACGAATGTAGGAGAAATATTAAGAGATGAAGCAGAAAAAATAAAAGGAATTATACAAGACTATGTTATAACTGTTATCTATAGTTCATATTCTCCTCAAGTCTACTCTAGAACGTCAGAATTGTTAAATTCGATTATAATTGATTATAAAATAGTAGGAAATGAATATATAGCAGAAATAAAACTTGATCCAAGTGCTATGCAATCTCCTTCAAACTCAGAAAATAAAAATCCTTTACCAATTACAGATATTGCAGAGATGTTTGCAGAAGGTCTAGGGTATAAAAGAGGTGGAAAAGAAATGGATATGATTGGAGATACTTATGAAAATTATGTGGTAACTGGAGATGCAATTAAAGATATTATTAGTATGCTAAAATCAAAAGGATATGATTTTTCATAAAACGATAACAACATAAATTGTTCATTTTAAAGGAATATAATTATTAAAACAAATTAATATAAATATGTATTGACTTTATAAAGCGATGGTATTATAGTATAAATATACCAATTAACAAATTAATATATAAAGTCAATACATAATTTTCAAAGACGTATATTTTAATGGTGATTCCAACACCAAAATTTATTTAGAATACATGCAATGAGTAATTTATGACTAAGGGTAGCTCCCTTAGTCGGATTATTCTAACTAAATAAACAGTAGAAATACGATTAAAGTATATGCAGAAACGCATGTATTAAGAATAAATTAAAATAAAAAGGAGTTGTTTTGAATGGAACAAAACAAAATTATCAAATTATTTACAGAAGGAAAAGTACAAGTAAAGGAGCGAGAATTTACAAAAGTATTAGGTGGATTTTCTGAGTCGAGTCCAATTATTACTGATAGACAAATTGCAGAATTATTAGAATATGCAAAAGGAGCTAGAAGTGTAAGGCAAAGATTGTCCGATAATTTACAACATTTTGAATTTGGAGTTGATATTTTAGATTTAAAATCTAGTGTCCCACAGCAGGACACTACAAAGGAAGCATTGAAAACACTAGGTTATACAGATCAAGCTATTAATTTAGCTAAAAATATTTATGTATTTTCTGAAGCAGGATTTTTATTATTTTTAAAATTTGCAGAAGGAGATAAAGCAGTAGAGTTATATAAAGATTTCATTGAAGATTATTTTAAAATTAAGGCAGAGAACATTGTTATGGAAAAGACTTTACAAGAAAGTAAAGAATCTTTTATAGAAGAAAGAAAATATATATTAGGTAGTGTAATAATGGAATCTGATACTTCTAAGAAATTAGTATTATTAGAAAGAGATAAAAAATTAGAAGAACAAATTAAACAAATAGATATAACTTTAGCAAAAGAACAATTAATGGAACAAGTACAAGATAGTTTAGCTATCGCAGATAGATTTACTAACTCAAATAAGTTATATGACGTAGGTGAATTTAGTAAGATATTAAATATTCCAAAGTTTGGACGTAATAAATTATTTGAATGGATGAGAGATAATAAAATATTAAGAGCAAATAATGAACCTTATCAAAATCAAGTAGACATGAACCATTTTAAGGTTATACCAATAGAAGGAAACAGATTTGCTGATTCAAAAACACTAATAAAATCACAAGGCATTTCTTACATAATTAAAAAGTTGATTAAAGATGGTAAAATACAATCTAAATCTTATGAAGATATTATAAAGAATATAGATGAGAACTTGAAAGTTGCTAATTAAAAATAAATTAATATATAAATAGGAGTAGTGATAAATAATGAATAATCAAAAATGGGATAAAGAATATCCAACACAATATTTAAAAGAAGTTGACTTTTTAACTGAAAAGGGATTTAGATGGGCTTTTGTTAAAACTAATGATTTTGGTGTAAGAATTTATAAGTATACAAAGTCAAAGGAATTGTTTAAAGCATTAAGTGAATTTTATAACTAAATTAAAATGATTAAGACAAGTTAGAGATAGTTTTATAGCTATCTCTTTTTGTTGTGCAAAAATAATTGATTGATAGGAGAAGCGATAAATATGGAGAAAATAAATAAAAAGCAATTAATGGACATTTTAGGTGTTAAAGATCGAGCATTAACCGTTATAGAACAAAGAAATACATTAGAATCAAGACTAGATGAAAAAGGATATAAATTGATTAATAAAACAAAAGAAGGCAGAAGTAATACATATGAAATAGAGAAGATAAATGATAGTAAGAAATTATTAAATGATATCTCAAAAATTATGTTTGGAACTAAAAATGATTACTCTTTTGGTGACTATTTTATGTATAGATTATTTAATATTAATAAACCAATTACAAAAGAAATGTTATCTAAATGGTGTAAAGTTAATAGAAAAACAATAACTAGGTGGGATGAAAAAATGTTAATGAATAATATATTATCAAAAGATGGTTATTTTTATATTGCTATGGAATTTGATAATGATAAGAAACCTACATACAGAATAACATGCAAAGAAGAATATTCTTCTTATATTAAATGTAGTAGATTCGCAAATAAGAAACAGGAAATAGCACAAAAATATAAAAAAGATGAAATTGATTATGATACTATGCAAATGCTAATGGATAGTGTTACTGCATATGCTCAAACTATTGAAGATAAATTCGTATATAGAGTTAGTAAGTTTCAATTGCAAAAGGAAAATCAACTATTTAAAGATATTTATAAATTAATTACTGATACATATGAATCTAAGAAGTTTAATGAATATTATATTGATTGGCTTGAAAGTGTTAAAGAAAATTAATACATGCACATTATGCCTCGTATTAATATAACTAGTAAGGTCTATAATGTGCATATATAAAATAAATTAAGAAAAATCATACTTGGATTGTGAGGTACGAACAAGACAAAATTGAGTCCCTTTAGGGACGCCTTAAGGCAGGGCGTATAGATATTAAACATCATTTAGTGAATATATAAGTCTTGTAGCTAACGCTACGCTTTCTTCCACCTAACGGTGTCAGATAAATTTATTTTCTAACTCCGTAAACTTTACCTTTTTTAAAATATAAAGGTGAAAATTATAAATAATTTCAACAAAATATGTAAGACTAGAATTAACTTCTAGTCTTTTTGTTTATCTTCACTATTAAGGAATTCAGCAGTGTCTTTTAATTTTTCTAATTCATTATCTGTTAGTTTGCCAAGTCCACCATTTTCATAAATGTGTTGTATATCATCTAAAAATTTTATAAATCGTGCATTATCTTTGTCTGAATAGTGTTTTAGAAAACGATGAAAGGCGTCATAAAATTTTTCAACTTTTAAATTAGTTGTAAAATAATCATATCCTTTGTATTTTTCAAAAATTTGTATTACAGATGGTTCAAAATTCAAATTTGTAAAAAGTCCGTCTAATAAATTATCAATAAAGTTTGAAATTAGTTTATCAAGTTCTAATTCAGAATCGAATCTTTTGTGATACTCTGATGAAATTTTTCTAACTTCTTCGATTTCATCAGGACTCATTCCCTCCATAGGGTCTTCGAACTTATTTGGTTCAAGGTATGTTATAATTCTTTCTTGCATTGTATTTAAGTCTACACCTTTTGTAACTACTAAATTTTGTGGAACAGGTATATTTTTTATTGATTGTTCAATTACACTAGATGGATATTTTATTGGGAAATTATAGTTAGTTTCAAATAAAGATTCAAAAGAAACTCTAAAGAAACTGCACAGAGCATCAATATGATTTTTTGGAAGACTTTCAAAAGTGTCGTTGCAATATCTCCCTATTGTATTCCTATTAATTCCTGTTCCCTCTGATAATTCTTTTTGAGTAATATTATAAAAGGTCATATATGTGTTTAATCTTGATTTCATATTACATTCACCTCTTAATTAATTATATACTATATCAAGAAATGTTTCAATAATGATATTTAGAAGTTTAAATAAAAAACATAAAAGTTTTTAAAAAGGTATTGCAATGTTTCTAAAGTGGTATTATAATGAACATATGGTAAACAAAACAAACATTACCAAATAAAAATAAGGCGATAACTAAATAAGCTACCACCAAAATACCTCGCAAGTATTATTGTAGCATAGTTATTCCTGAAAAATCAAGGGAGATGTGTTAAATGGGACAAGTATTAACAACTGAAAATGTAATGGAAATGAATTGTACAAAGGAGTTATTTATTCAATATGGTCGTTTTTGTGAAAGACATGGGATTAAAAATTATAGTGATATAAATAATTATGAAGATTATTTAAATTGTAATGCAACTAATTGGGAGAAATATATTGATCTAAATAAACAAGGTAAGAAGTGTTATATAAAAATTATTATCAAACAACAAATAATTAATTTTATTGAAAAACTAATTTCTAATGAATATAAGGTGATTTTAATAGATGGTAAAAGTCCAATTCTAATAGATGATGATTTAGAATATTATTTATACGAGTTATTAGATGATATATTGTATATAACAAGACAAGGTGACGAATTGAAGGTCATACATAATGATAAAACTAAAATAAAATTAACAGGCTATAAAGATATGAGTGGTGTAGAAATTTTTGCTAGACAATATCTTGATACTTGTCAGTATGGGGATTTAATTGTAAAGGACTCATTAGAACAAGTTGAATTTAGAGATGATAATTTTAGGCATACAAAGGATCTTTACAATAGATGCAAGGATATAACTAATATAAGAACAGTTTCAGAAGATAATGAACATTATAGCATGAATTGGGATTGTATTATCGTTGGATATAGAAAAGATAATAATTATATAGAACAAATTTGGCAAAGATGCTAAATAAACAATTAAAATTAAATATTGCAAGAAGTATAAACTATGGTATACTGGATATAATAATAGAAAAAGGACGAATTGCAGTTCGCCCATAGATTCTAAGTCTTATGCTCTTGCGTTAGGTTTCCGTGTTCTACTTCAGAAAACCTAAAATGAGAGCTATTATTATGTCTTTACTTATACCGTTCTCATTAGCATAAATAATTAGTTTGATGGTTATAGCGAATAAAATTACCTTTATAAGACTTTCAATTATGTACCCCATATTCATTTAAAAAACACCTCCTTTTAAGTATTTTGCCATAAAAACACTTATTAATAATTTATATGGTAAAATACTTAAAAGAATTAGGTAGAACATTATTAGGGGACACAAGACTAATATTATATAGTTCAAAATTTATAGTTTTAATAAAATGTAAATCCCTTTATTTATATTTTAACTTTCTCTATACAATACAGTGATTATATTATACCATAAATGTATAAAAATGGATATGAAATTGAAAATAAAATTGATTATAATTTGCTCGTAAGAGTGTTATAATATATAGTAGGAAGAAATAAATATAATAAGTAGTCGACGATTTGTTATATTGAATGGGTTAGCTCCAATTAACCTTTCTTCCTTTTTTATTTAATATTGGAGAAATAAATTATATTGGAGGAATTTAAGAATGGAAGGAAATAGACAATTAAATCAAGAAGAATATATGGAGATTATTGAAAAATTTAAGGAAAATAATAGAGAAGATTATGAGAGTGGTAAATGTAAAAAGATATTTTTGGAATGTTTGCCTAGATGGGGAAAAGGTGGAAAAGCAAAAGAAGGTAGTATAAATTGGATTGAATCAGTGAATAAAAATTATTATATATTTTTTATATATGGTGTTCATGAGGATTATATAAGATTAATAGATTATTCATATGATAAACAATTAAAAATAACAATTGAATATTATGGTGAAAACTTAAGTTTAAATGCAGGGAGCATTAATAATTGTCAAATAGGCAAACTATTCAATATAAGGAATAAAGAATATTTATATAATAGAGGTGATATTGTCAAAGGAAAGCATTCAAATTTATTGATATTAGAACAATTAATTATTAAATCAAACTATAGTTATAAAGTTAAAGGATATAAATATAAATGTTTGTCATGTGGAGATATAGATGAAATTTCTCAAAGAGATATTCTACGTGGAGTAGGTTGTGAAATTTGTTGTCCAAATTCTCAAAAAGTCGTAAAAGAGATAAATTCTATATGGAAAACGAACCTAGAACTAGTTAAATACTTTGTAAACGAAGAAGATACTTGGAAATACACAATTGGTAGCCATAAAAAAGTGTGGTTTAAGTGTTTGGACTGTTATTATAGAAAAGAAATGACTATTGATAATTTTGTAAGGAACGGATTTTCATGTAATAAATGTGGGGATGGTATTTCAGTGCCAAATAAAATAATGTTTAATGTGTTAGAACAACTAAATGTTCAATTTGAAGCAGAAAAGAAAGTAGAATGGTGTAAATTTTTATATAAAAATAAACGAAGACAAGGTTATTATGATTTCTATTTTGAGCAAGATGGCAAAAAATACATTATAGAAATGGATGGGGGTCTAGGTCATGGTAAGGGGAATTTTAAGAATAATATGACTGCTAAAGAATCACAATTTATTGATGATGAAAAAGATAGATTAGCTATTGAACATGGAATTGAAGTAATTAGAGTTGACTGTGACCATCGTATGTACTATGGATTTGATTATATAAAAAATAATATATTATCTAATGTTAATATAAATAATTTGTTTTTATTAGCCAATATTGATTGGAGTAAGGTTTTGAAATTTGTTTCGTCAAGTAGAATCAAAGAAGCTTGTGATTTATGGAATATCGGTATTCATAGTACAACTGAAATTTCCAAAATTATGAAGATGAGCAGAACAACAATTTGCACGTATTTAAAAATAGGATTTGAACTGAAAATAACAGATTATACTGTGGAAATTTCAAAAAATATTAATAATAATAATACTATAGAAAGAAATAAACAAAAGTTAAGTACTAAAATAATTTGTATAGAAAATGGTATTATATTTAATTCCATTTCTGAATGTGAATTAAATAGTTTTAAAATATTTGGAATAAAAATGTTTAATAGTGCTATAACTAAAGTATGTCAAGGGAAACAGCAACATCATCAAGGATATCAATTTAGATACTTAAAAGACCTTACCGAAGAACAAATAAAAGAAATTCAAGAAAATGCAAAATTAAATCAAGCAATATAAAATAATTGGAATTTTTACCTAATATATGGTATATTATACTATGAGGTGATTATTCTATGAAGGGAAAATTATTAAAATTAAAAGGTTTTATAAAAGAACATAAAAAATCGAGTATTATAAGTTTGATTGTAATTGCATTAATATTAGTTGCAAGTTATATAGGATATTTTAATTATGGAATAGGAATGTCAGAGAAACAAAAGACTAATAGAATAAATTTAACATTGTCAACTAAAAATTATAATAAAGCTAGGGATATGACAAATATATACTTCAAAGGAACTGATGCACAATCGTCAGCAATAAATAAACTTTTCGTATCAACAATTGACCTATGTGAACAATCTAATACTGGAAGTTTAGAAGAAGCTATGAATCAATATAAGGCTTTAAAAGATCATATTGATTCATTAAAAATAATTAAAACAGAAATAGTTAATCCTAAATATTCTAGTGGCTATCAAAATATTGAAATAACTGTACAAAATAATGGCAAAGAAAATATAAGTTATGTAAAAATAGGCTTAGATTTCAAAGATAAAAATGGTAATATAATTCAATCAGATTGGACGAATGATGACTCTATTATAAAACCAAATGCAACACAAAAATTAACTAAAATGGTATCTAAAGATATTAAATATGATACAGTGCAATCAGAAATATTAGACTTTAAATAAGACTTAGATAAAATATTCTAAGTCTTTTTATTATGCAGAAATGAAGGAGAGAAATAAAATATGGGAAATTTATTAGAAAAACATCAAAAAAATGCGTATAGATATAAAAATAAAGACCTCATTTTGTATCATCCAAGTGACGAACAATACGAGGAAATCAAACAATTGGTAAAAGATAGTATACAAATAGATAAAGAGATGAACATAAGTGGAGAATTACAATTTAAAAGTGTAAGGTTTATAATAAGGGAAATTACTTCAATTGGACACTCCATAGATGAATACGGTGACAATGAAGTTCAAGAAAAATTAGATAATGGTGATAGAACACTAGTTTTATTATATAGAGAAATTGAAACATTCATTACTGAAATAGTAGATGATATATTCTATGATTATACACAACAAATTAAATTAATGGATAACTTATTAAATATAACAAATAGTAACGATAATTTAGAGAGAATGAAAGTAAAAATGAATAAATTCTTTAAGAAATATAAAATTAATATGCAATTTGAAGATTTTATGAAAATAGCAAATGACCCAAATGCGATACGGGAATTGACCAAAAAATTAAATATAAAAACCAAGTAAAGAAGTGCCAAATAATCGGTACTTCTTTTATTTTTGTGTAAATGAAAGGAGATAAGATTATAAATGGCATATCAAAATTCAATTAGTTTAGGGATAAAATTACAACCCACTAGTGAGATACAAACTGAATTAAAAACTGCAATAGAACAATTAAATAAAAATTCAAGTATAGATTTAAAAATAGATACAACACAGGTCAATAAATCATTAAAGGAATTTAGTAATACATTAGATAATATTAATAATAAATTAAAGAATGGATTTAATTTTCAAGGGGTTTTTAATAATCAAGCAATTGGTGTAGAAGTAGTAACAAATAAATTAAAAGAAGAACAAAAAGCAATTGAACAAACTGAAAATGCTATGAAAACTTTATCTAGTACTAAAATGGGCAATTCTGATTCTAATGGTAATATAACAGAAACATTAAAAACTGTCGAACAATTGCAAATTGGTATTGGTAATACAACTAAATTAACTACTGATTTAGCAACTGGTTTAAAAACTGCTAGTAATACAGAAAATTTTCAAAAATTAGAAAATATAATTGATAATTTACAAAGCAAATTAAGTAAGTCTAGTAATAATAAATTTATAAATGAATCAGTAATTACTGAATTACAAAATCGATTAAATTCAATAAATACAAATTCTGCCGACAAAGAATTTAAAGAATTACAAACTACTATTAACAACTTAGGCAGTTCAGATAGCCAAATAGTTCGTTTGCAAAATACAATAAGTAAAATGGAATCTAGCCTTACTTCTATGAAAAGCAAGTATGGAAGTTTAGTAGGTGATAGTAGTTCAAAATCTTCACTAGATGCTTATATATCTGAAATAGAAAAGTTAAAAACATTAATGGCTAGTTTGCAAAATGGAGGCACTATTAGTGGAAGTAAGTTAGCCTCTGAATTAAATCAAGGAACTGAAGCGAGCAGAAATCTATCTAATTCGGTAAAAAATAGTAGTAATGCATTAAAATTAGCGACTACAGATAGTGAAACGTTTGGACAATCAATTAAACGTGCATTAAGCAATACTGGACTTTACCTTGGAACTTATCAAGCAGTTCAAATGTTATCTAATTCTTTTAGAGACGCTATCACTTATGTAGTTCAATTAGATAGTGCAATGACAAATTTAAAAAAAGTAACTCAAGAAACAAATCAAACATATTCAAGTTTTTTAAATCAAGCACATGATATTGCTATGGAATATGGTTCTCAGGCTGATAAAGTTGTTGATGCAACTACTTCTTGGGCAAAAACAGGAGAATCTTTAAAAAATGCTACAGAATTAGCTAAAAACACTATGCTATTAACAAAAGTTGGTGATATTGATAGTGTCGCAATGGCTCAACAATATATGATTGCCCCACTAAAAGCATTTCAGATAGAAGCAAGTAAAAGTATAACATTAATTGATAAATATAATAATATTTCTAATAATATGGCTACAAGCACTACAGATTTAGGCGAGGCCCTTTCAAAATCTGCAAGTAGCATGTCTACTGCTGGAAATACCTTAGACCAAACATTGGCTATAATATCAACTGCTGAATCACAAACAAAATTAGGTGGAGATGTTGTGGGTCAAGCCCTAAAATCTGTCTCCCTTAGAATAGCATCATTTAAAGATGAGAATGGAGAATTAATACCTAAATTTGAGAAACAGTTAAGTGCTTTAGGTGTTACTATGAGAGATACCACAACTGGACAAATACTACCAACTTTTGACATATTACAACAAGTTGGAGAAAAATTCAAAACAATGAATACAAACGATAAATTAAATGTAAGTGAACTTTTAGGTGGTAAATTACAGGCAAATGTAATTAGTTCCGTATTGAATAATGTAGATGAATTGAATAGAGCGTATAGTTTAGCACAAAATAGTTCAAATAGTGCGATGAATGAATTTAAAACCTATCAACAAGGAGTACAATATAGTATTGACCAATTGAAAGAATCTATTTCAAATATGTATAAAGAATCAATGAACTCATCTAGTTTAAAATCGTTTGTAGACTCTTTAACAATAATGGTTAGCACATTTGGAAATTTAAAAACGGTAATAGCAGTTGCAACTACGGCTTTTTTATTATTTAAAGGGCAAGCTATTACAAGTGCAATTGCCAGTTTAGGTTCGTATATATCAACTTTATTTTCAGTAGTGAAAGCAGAAGGTGCATTAACTGTTGCGACAGCAGAATTAGATATAGCTCTATCTACTAATCCTTTTGGATTAATTGCAATGGCTATTACAGGAGTTATTGTTGTTATGGACGCTTTAACAACTTCCCAAAATAACTTAAAACAATCTAATGCAGAATACGTACAATCACTACAAACTAGTAATCCAAACCAAGGACAAGAATTATTAAATAATTATAAAAAATTAGAGTCTGAGCTATCAACATTAAAACAAGGTACACAAGAATATAAAACTAAAGAAGAAGAATTAGCAACTGCACAACAATCGTTAATAAGTTTATATCCTCAAGCTTCTTCGGCAATAGATGAAAATACAGGTAAAAAGAAATTAAATGCAGATGCGACACAAAAGTTAATTGACAAAGATAAAGAATTAGCACAGGCAAAAGCAATTGAAACATTGAGCAATAACAAAGTTGGCAATACTGACGATGTAGCAAAGATGGTTGAAGCGTATAAAAAAGCACAGGAAGAAATGAAAAGATTGACTGAGGATTATAATAATGGAGTAACAAGTCAAGAAGTAATTTCAATAGGAGCTAACGGACCTCATAAGAGTTCTGTTAGTACAGATAGTCAATTAAAAGATACAACCAAAGAATATGAAGATTATAAACAAAAAATATTAGCAGTTCAGTCTGCATTGAGTTCTCTAGATAGTAAGAACACAAAATTTGCAGGTTCTTTAGATGAAGTAAATAATGCAATGGGAAATAGTTCAGAAAAAACTGATGATAACACTAAGGTTATAAATGATAATACTCAAGCAAAAAATGATAATACAAATGCAGATAATGGTGCAAATACTCAAGCAAATGCAATAACAAAAGCAACAAAGGCTTATTCAGAATCAACTCAGGCAATAGCACAAGCACAATCTTATCTCGATAAACTTAATAAATCACAAGCAGTAACGCCTGCTTTAGTTAAACAAATGAGCAAAGCATATGGTACAGATGTTACAGAAAGTTTAAATAGTGCTTCCACGGCACAAGAATATTTAACTGGCAAGATAAAAGAACAACAAACTGCACAACAGGATGCTTATTTAATAATGAAACAGGACGACGAACAATTTTACCAAGACAAAATTAAAAACAATGAAGGATATGAAAATCAAATAAACTCATTTTTAAATAGTTTTGTTTCTGATAGTAATGGTGCATACAATGTTGACTTGTCCAATTATACTACATTAAACGGGCTCAAGAGTGGTGCTATGGGGGAATTGAGCATTGCTGTAGATAGTTGGATGAGTAAGTATGTAGATGTCACTGCGTCTGGATATAATGTAGATTATAATAATTTCACAAATTTGATTTCAGCAAAGTCAGAAATATTAAAACAATTTGCAGGATCTATGGCTCAATTTTGGGACGATACTAGTCAAGCGTTTACTGAAGGTGCTTATGGTGGAATAGATTTATCTGGTGGAGCAAATAATGAACAATATGAAGATTTTACAAAAAAGGCTTCGGGAATATTAGCTACAGGAGATAAAATTAGAAGTGCTTATAAAGATTTGGATAAAATATATGCAGGTGGTGGACTGAATCTTGATAAATTTGGTGGAGGCATGGGAAATTCTGACTTCAGTGGTACGGGTAGCCCAAATAAAGGTTCGTCTGGGAAATCAGATGCCGAAAAAGAAGCCGAAAAAGCACAAAAATTAGCAGAAGAAATATCAAAATTAAAAAGTGAAATAGAACCTGACAGGTATCTAGATTTCAATAATGCAGTAAAACAAGCAGATAATGAATTATCTTTAAATAAAACATTATTAGATTCATTAAAAGAAGGTAGCCCAGAATACCAACAAGCAGAGTTAAAAAATATAGAGATATATAAACAAAAACAAACTGCTTTAAAAAGTTTAAATGATGAACAAAAAAAAGATGCAGAAGAGAAAAAAACAAAATTGGCTAATCTTGGCTTTGAGTTTGACGCCAATGGCAAATTAATAAACAGCCAACAAAAATTATTATCTTTACAAGAACAAGTAAATTCAATGGGTGGTAATACAGAAGCTGATAAGCAAGCAAAAGAAGATGCAATAAAAAATCTTAAAGATATTAATGATGAAACTAAAAAATATATAGAGTTAGTCGGAGATAAAATTCCTAAAACTACTGCTGAATGGCAAGAGCAAGCTAATGAAATTTCTAAAGTTAACGAACAAATTAAGAAAGCCAACATAGATATTCTTAATAATGCGAAAGAAGAATTAGCACAAGATATTCTAAAAGACGCACAAGAAAAAGTTGATGAATTAAAAAAACAAGCAGATGAATCAAGAGAAGATGCAAAGCAATCGTTAGAAGATGAAAAGACAAGTAAATTAGCACTTTGGGACGAAAAGATTAAATCTAAACAAGCTGAATTAGATGCTATGAATGATGAAACGTCTGATAATGAAACTAAACTCAAGAAACTTAAAGTAGAGTTGGCTAACTTACAAAGAGATAATTCTACAGAAGCACAAGGAAGAATACAAGATGTAAATACCCAGATTACCGATTTACAAAAAACTATTAAAAAAGATGCATTATCCAAAGAAATTGATAGTTTAAATAATCAAAAGCAAATTCAGAGCGATAATTACGATCAGCAACTAAGCGATTTAGAAAAAGCAAATAAAGAACAAGAAGCAGAAGATGAAAAACATTATTCGGAGTTATTAAATGAGAAGAATGCCTATAATAAAGCTGAAAAAATGATTAATAAAAATCAACAAAGCGATATGTATGATTTATACTCAAAATATAGCGAAGATTATAAAAAGATGGGTGTAGATTTATCAACAAGCGTTGACGCTTCTTTGAAAAAAATAACTGAAGCTATTAGTAATTTAAACAATGTTAAAATTAGAAACAATAATTCTAGTGATGGTGGAAACGGTGATGGTGAGTCATCATCAAACCATTATGAAAATACAACTAGTAGTGGAACGCATTATACTGATATAGGTTCTGGAATAATATCAGATCATCCATTAACCAATGATGAGATAAACACTATAAATAAAGGGTCAAGTGGTAGTTCTAGTTCAAGTAAACCATCTACAACTGTTACTAATAGCAATGGTTCTACAACTACTACTCATAGTGATGGAACTAAAAGTTATAGTAACGGAGATTATACAGATTCCAATGGATATTATCATACAGCTGGATATGATACAGGTGGAAGAACTCCAAGTAATATTGATTCTAATGGTAAAATAGGTATATTACATGCAAGTGAAAAGATATTAAACGCCAAAGATACTGTTCAATTTGATAGTTCTATGTTGAAAATTGATGAAATTTATAATTCCCTTAAAGAGTCGGGGGCTTTACTTGGTCAGTTATCACAATCATATTCTAATATTGGCAATTTAGCTATGCCAACACTAGGTATTGATTTGAATAAAATAGCAAATAGTGTTGTTAATAATAGCAATGCTGATAATAGTAGTTCTAGTAATATAAATATAAATAATAATTATCAAGTCGACGCTACTTCTGATTTTAATACAAAAAACTTTAGTAATAATCTAGATAAACAGTTAAAACAAACATTGAGAAAATACGGAAAAATATAAAGAAATTTATTAAAACAATTATCTTATTTGTAATTTATTAGTTATAATTACTCTTAAAGTATGTTATAATATATAGATATGGAAGGATAGATTGAAAAGTCGCGAGTTCAATTGATAAGCTCTCTCCAATGAGTTTCCTTTCCTTTTATACATATTGGAGCAATAAATTAAATTATATTGGAGGAATTTATTAATGGAGAGAATTAGCCAAGAAAAGTATTTAGAAATTATAAATAAATTTAAAGAAGAAAATAAAGAAGATTATGAGAATAGTAAAATTAGAAAAGTATTTTTAGATATTTTACCACATGGAGGAAAAGGTAAAAAGGGAGGAAATATATCTAATAAATGTATTAATTGGGATTACTCAAAAAACTTCAAAATATATTTCATATACAAGGACAGAGAAGGATATATTAAAATTATTGATTATGAAAGAGATAAAAAGAATTATATATTAATAGAATTCAATGATAAGGAAGATGAGGTTTTTACTTGTGATTTTCAAAGATGTAAAATAGGAAAAATATTAGGTAAAGCAACTGGAGATTTTAAAATAGAAATAGGAATGATATTTAAAGATAATAAAAGAAATATCACCATTACTGATGCAAAGAAAGATGAAAAAGGGCTAAAATATTATAAATATAAATGTAACGAGTGTGGGTTTGAATGTGGCGAACATTATTCTACTAGAGATAAAATATATAAAGAAGAGTATTGGATAACAGAAGGAAATTTAAAAGATGGAAAAGGTTGTTCTTGTTGTTGTAGTTCATCACATATTGTAGTCAAAAATATTAATTCGATTGTTATTACTGATCCTTGGATGATACCTTATTTTCAAGGAGGATATGAGGAAGCTAAGAAATATACTGCTAGAAGCAATGAAAACATAATACCGTTATGTCCTGACTGTGGAAAAGTAAAATCAAAGAAAATGAGGATAAATACAATTTATGAACATCATTCAATAGCTTGTATTTGTAGTGATAAATTTCCCTATCCCGAAAAATTTGTTTTTAGTATTTTGATACAATTGGGGCTAGATTTTGAAACACAATTGAATAAATCTTCGTTTAATTGGTGTAAAAAATACAAATATGATTTTTATTTTGAATATAACAATGAACAGTATATTGTAGAAACTCATGGTATGCAACATTATGAAGAAGGATTTACGCATTTAAAAGATTCTAGAATGCTTAAAGAAGAACAAGAAAATGATAGATTAAAGAAAGAATTAGCTTTAGCAAATGGTATTAAAGAAGAAAATTATATAGTGATAGATTGTAGGAAAAGTACATTAGAATGGATTAATAATAGTATATTAAACAATGAAAAGATGATAACTAAATTTGATTTGAGTAATATTGATTGGATTCAATGTTCAGAATTTGCATGTATTAATTTAGTTAAAAAAGTTTGTGAAATTAAACATGACAACTGTGAAATGACAACTACAGATATAGGAAATATTCTTAACATAAAAGGTCAAACTGCGAGAAAATATTTAAAGCAAGGTTCTGAAATATGGGATTGGATTAATTATGATGCAAAAGAAGAAATGGAAAAAGCATTGGGTAAAAAAGTAGAAATATTTAAAGATGGAATAAGTTTAGGTGTTTTTAAGTCTATAATTGAATTAGAAAGACGAAGTTTAGAAATATTTGGAGTTAAATTATTTAATGCTAATATAGGGAAAGTTTGTCAAGGGATAAGTGGACATCATCATGGATTTACATTTAAATATATTGATTCGGAAATATATTAATGCAGTATAGTAAATGAATTAAAATCACAATATAACTTATTTTTAGAACCCATTTAAATATAATGGGTTCTTTTATTATGTAAAAAACAAAAACTAATTAAATAAGAAAGGAGGTGAACTTTAGTGAGGTCTGATATTTATAATATGCTATCTCACTAAAGTAATATAATTGGCAGAATATGTATATCATGAAGATTTTCGATTAGGAGATAAAACTTTAAGTTATTTTAATGGAACAATAATTAATACCGAGGACACGAAAAAGAAATATAATCTCCTTCCCGAGATAGAACACATTACAGATAAAGATTCTTCAAACAATGGAGAAAGATATATCAGAAGTAGATATCAACCAAGGACAATTCCTATTTCTGTAATATTTGAAGGAGATGTCGATTTAGAAGAATTAAATGCTTGGTTGGGAGTTAATAAACAACAAACATTTTCTTGGTGTGATGAACAATTTGTAGATAAAGAAATTGATGTAATATATGATAAAGGCTTTGATATGGAAGTTTATTATGGTAAAAAATTTTATGGAGAAGTTGAATTATCTTTTATAGCACACGACCCATTATGGAGAGTAACAAACGAAAAAGATAAAATAATTACAAATCCTGCTATTGGTAATAAATATTATTTTAAAAACAAAGGTAATATTGAAAGTTTGCCTATTTTAAAAATAACTCCTAATGGTACACAATCAACAATAGTATTTACTTGGAATGACTTGATTATAACGTTAAAAAATATAGATAAAGATATATATATTGATTCAGAAGGACAGGTTTATTCATATGTAAATGGAGTGCGAACATCTCAGATGGACAAATATTTTTCAAATGAATATTATGACATGCCGATATTACAACCTTTCATAAAAAATACATTTATTTTAAATACGGGTTCAGTTTCTCAACTGTCAGTAACTTTAAATTCAAAAATATTATAGGAACGGGGTGGTTAAATGAAAGCTATAAAAAGAAAAATATTATATCCCGTTTTAAAACTATATTCACCTAATAAACAACCACTAGCTATATTATCTAACAAAAATGTAAACCTTGCTTATGAAATAGTGAAGAAGAGTATATTAAATGATGTAACAACTTTAACGTTTAAAATTCCATTTGATAATACAATAATAAGTTACGATAGTGCTGAAATGTTAGTAAAATTTGAAAATGATTTTTACATAATAAAGACCGTAGAATTAAGTGATACAGATTCTAACACATTGAGTATAACTTGTGAAAGTGAGTTCACAGAAATTAAAGGTATTAGATGTCAAGCTCTAACATTGGATAATGCGTCAGGGAAAACACCAAAAGAATTATTTGATATTATAATAACATCTCCTTTAAATGTTGATTTAACAAGGTTATACAAATGGGGTGGAACAGATATTACTGAAACATATAGATATATTGAAGCTGAATCTGGAACATCTGTATTTGAAAATCTATTAACATTGTGTGAGAAGTTTGATGGATGGATGGAGTTAACTACAGATTCAGATGGACAAAAGTGGGTATATTTGAGAAAAAATGCTATTGACAATGGTAAATTTATAAGAAAAGGACAAGGGCTAAAATCATTAGATATCACTTATGATAGTACAGGTATCTTTACTCGTTTACATGCTTATGGTGCAAGTGATGAAGATACAACAAACCCAATAAATATAACAAGTGTAAATCCTACGGGGAAATTATATGTAGAAGACATTAGTTGGTTTAAGGCAAAAGGTATGACTACAGAAGAAATATATGTAACTCCAAGATGTGTACAAGAAACTGATTATACAGATACAAATATTATAGATGTGAATACTTTATATCAAACAGCATTAGAACAATTGAAAAAAGTGAGTTTACCAGTACTTAGTGGGAAAATATCTATGAGCGATTTTTCGGTGTATGAGGATTCATCTTTAACCGAACCAGTTGTAGGGGAACAAGTTATCATTATAGATAAGGATATAGATTTTAATTTAACTGCACAAATAGAGTCTGTAGAAAGAAAATATACTGAAAACCCTTTTGATGTAACGGTAGAATTAACAAACGTCATAAAATACAGTAGTATATTAAAAGATTTACAAACAAGTTCTGATATAGTAAATAAAGTTACAACTACAACTACCAATGGAACTCCAGCAATAAACACTGCTTCACTAACAGGAAATATAGATGCAAGTCTGATTAAAACAGGTATTTTAAAGTCAATAAATGACTATTTTTTGTTGAATTTGACCGATGGAACGTTTAATTTTTTAAACAAACTATATTCAAATAATGGTTTGATTAATGTCCCTACATTGCCAACTACAACAAGTGATAAACAAATTGCAAATACAGAATTTGTTACAAATAAATTAAATGAAAGACAAAATGTAATTGTAGATACCATAACAACTACAATAACATCTGGTACAAGCAATATAACATTAAATATAACTGGTTTAGGAATGAATCCTATTATTATTACTAATGGAGATTATTCATTAAATCAAGCACAAATTTTAGGGGTTAAAAATGTAAGTACGGATGTGGTTACAGTATATTATTCAAATGCAATAGATGGTAACTGTAAATTTAATTTTACATATAAAACAAATTAATATATGAAAGGGAAGGTGATAAAATGTCAAATATTTTTACATGGGAAACACAGGATATAGACTTAAAAGAATGTATAAAATTAAAAACTAATTGTCAACAAATGGACACAATGGTTTTACAATTTAATGTATATGACTATGATGTTCCAGTTGATTTAACTAATTTTAATATTACATTTGTAGCTAAAAAACCAGACGGAACTATATATGGTCAAGTTGAAAATATAACTAAAGTTGGAAAACTATTAACTATAAATTGTAGTAACCAATTGTCAACATCTACAGGAAAAGTTATTGGGATACTTGAACTTACAGATAATTTAGGAAATAGAAAATCTAGCTATTTTATAGTATTAAACGTTAGTGGGCTTGTGAATGATGATGATAGAGTCGTTTCAAGAAACTTTGTTGATATTTTAGAACGATTTGATGATGATGTAAATATAGCAATGGCATTAAGTGCAAGTTTTAAAGCAGATATTCTTGAAGCACAAGCAATAGCTGATGATTTTGCAATAAAAGTACCACAAGCAAGTGCAGTAGATAACACATTGAATGATTCTATTGATGAAGCCAATGCAATAGAATCTAGATTAAATCCCTTATATCAGAACTCAAAAGCAATAAGTGACAAATTAGATATATCTATTCCTAGTGCAACGACTATTAGGGATGAATTAGACTCAGCAAAAATAAGTGCAAACATAGATAAAGATGATTTAATATCTGTAATAGCTAATGCTGATGTCGAATTACAAAAATTTAAAAATTATGATACAACTCAATTAGTACCACTTTCAAACACAATGCTAAATGAGACATATTGTAATAAAGAATTATTGTCTATCAATCATGGATTAAATGGATATCCAGTAGTTAAATTAACTTATACTGAATTTGGAGCTGGGGTAGGTGGTGCAGGTAACTTCCCTGCTGGAGCTGATAGCGATTGTAATTTAATGCAAAATAAAGCAATATATACAGATAATAATAATGTGACTATATTTGTACCTTTAAATTATTATATTGCAAGTCCAACAATAAATAAAATAAATGATTATAAATATATAGTAACTTTTTTAAACTCTACTAGAAGTGTTTTAATTGAATTAATAGAAGGAAGTATAGAAGAAGAAATTAAATCAATTAATGATAGTATAGTGTCAATTAATAATTCAATATCTGATTTAAACTATCAAACTGCACAAGGAACTGCAAACGAATTGGTACTAGTTATTAATAAGACTTTAACAAATGGATATCCATTAAAATTTATAGCAAAATATAATAATAATGGGGCTTCAACGACTATAAATAATAAGCATTTTTATAAACCTAATGGTACTAATCCACCTGTTTTAGTACAAGGAAAGGCATATGATATTTGGTATGATTTAGGTAATGATTGTTTTTTTCTAAAAGCTAATGCGGTAGGAAATACTATAGCGTCCCACGTATTAGCAGGAGACGGGTTTAGTACAGATATTGATACAGATTTAATAGGAACAATGCCTATCAACGGTACACTTTCTAAATTATTAAATTGTGGTGAAAGTTATAATCCCCCACTTGGATATATAGATGGTGGAACAATTAGTGCAAATTCATTAGCTAGTCAAACTATCGCAAGTGCAACTGCTAATCAAATATTATATGGAATAACTGCATGGATAAACGGAGTTAAAATAACAGGAAATATACCAAGTAAAACAGCACAAACTTATAAACCTTCAATATCAGATCAAGTAATTTCATCTGGGCAATATATCAGCGAAACGCAAACCATAAAAGGATATACCGATTTAGTCAGTGCGAATATTGTAAAAGACAAGGTTATAGGAGACGTAGTGGGAAGTGCTACAATAGAAAGTTTGGGAGGTAAGCACTATGCTGAAGGCTCAATTTATGTAACACCAACAGGAGTAACTATACCTCTTAATTTTACTCCAAGAATTGTTATATTTAAGTATACTGATCCTACTAATATTTTATGGACAAGTGAAGTAAGCGTATCAATTAATGGAGTTAATACTATATACGGTAGGGCTGATACTGCTGACCAGTATGAAATGTATACAGATGCTAGTAATTTAGTGTTAAATGTAGCTAGTGTTGCTTTTAGAGCTAGAATTATAACTAATGTTACTTACAGTTACTATATTACGGAATAATATGAGGAGGTTAAACTGTGAATGAAATAAAAGCAAAAATATATTATTTTATATCTACAGGAGAAATATTAACTATAACACCAGAAGGGACTTTAAGAGAAACAACTAAAGAACAAGACATGGAAATATATGAACAATTAAAAGATAAAAATATAGATGAAATTGATTATATAGAATTAGAATATGGAACTTTAGCATCTATTTTTAATAATGTTAAATCATATTCGGTAGATGTAAAAACTAAGACTTTAAAATATGAATATTATACACAAGAAGAATTAGATACTAAAAAACAAAAACAAAAAGAGCAACAAATTATATTAGATAGGAAAAATACTATTTCTACATATGTCAATTTAGATACAACATCAATTGAGGATTTGGAAAAGTATTTTTTATTAAGAGAAAAAAATAAAACAATAGGAGGTATAAGATAATGGAAACATTAACTGAAATGCAGACATTGTTAGAAAGATTATTAACAAGTAGAATTAATGATGAAAAATTAAAAATTGTTAGTGAACAAGATTTCACGGAAATAACAAATATAATAAATATATTTTTAGCAGACGCAAAAATTACTACGACTCAGTATGCGATTTTGACTAAGTTAATTATTTTACCTTCTTAGTAAATAAATTAAATAATAAGATAAAATATATAGACAATTTGAATAACTCCATTGGAGTCTTTTTTATTGTCTAAAATTAATAAAGTGAGACTTATAAATTAAGATTTTAGGTTTAAATCATAGTTTCTAAAAATTAAATAAGTAAATATAGAGAATACAGTATAGAAAGGACTGATATAAATGGCAGTAATTAAGACTAGGGAAGGCTACCAACTCAATGCCCCCCCCTTATAAAGAATTTATGGCAAATGAAGGAGATATATTACCTGATAATACAAACCACTTAGAAGGATTTATACAGAATGGAAGTCAAATAACAATTCTAATGGATAATGATACAATAGTAGCTAAAATATTTAATTCAAAAACTAATAGATGGATTACATTCTGAAATAAATTAAAGAAAGAAGTGATGAAAATTGATAGATTTCTTTACTCTCAATAAAGCAAAAGCCTATACTAGTCAAGAAATTACAAAAGTTGTAACAGGTATTAAATCAATAAACCCTAGTGGTTCACAATTAGTATTTACATTATTAAGTTCTGTCTAAATTTACATATGTAAATAATCAATTATTTTACAATGGATTACCTTTTGAAAATGAAATATCCAACCCTACTATAAAAATATCAGATGAATACAAACTGGCAACTATCACTCACAACCTAAATACCTATCCATCTATTAGAGCTTTATATACTCAATATGGTGGTGGTATTGGTGGAGCTGGCGATTTTCCAGCTGGTGATACAACTTATAAACTAGAAAATAAAATAGCTTATGATGATAAAAATACAATTACTATATATATACCTTTAAAATATTTAGGGAGTAATCCTGTTATTGAAAAAATCACAGATACGGAATATATAATTACATATAGTGATTCGGTCATTAGTGTGATATTAAATATAATAATTTAAAACAAATTAAACGAATAAGGAGTGTGATTATATAATGGCAATAGAAAACATAATTAAAGGAGAGCCAGATTGGCATTTGAAAATAAATAATAATATTGGCGAATTAAATGGAAATACAACTTTAAATGCTAATAAAATTGGAAATTTAACAACAGATGTAGCTAGTCATTCTACGCAATTGTCAGATATTGTACAGGAACAAACAACACAAAATGCTAATATTGGATTAAAAGCTAATCAAAATGCATTAGATACTACTAATGCCAATGTAGCAAATAATACAGCTACAATATCTACACATACATCGCAAATAGCAACTAATACATCTGCAATTGCAAGTTTAGCGAGTGGTTCTCCAAAGGGAGTTTATACCACTTTAGCATTATTACAAACTGCTTTTCCAACAGGAAACACAAATACTTATATAGTAAGTGCAGATGGTTGTTGGTACTACTGGAATGGTTCTGCTTGGACAAGTGGTGGAATTTATCAAAGCATATCTATTTCAGATAATGCAGTATCGGAAGCTAAACTAAAAGATTTATTATCAGCCGATTTATTTACTTACACAGGTGGAGAAACAGGCGGATATTACGCTTGGAATTATGTATGGACTGCTTCTGCTGGTAAAAATGTATCTGCAAGAATACCAGTTTCTTATTTAGATGTCGTTAAATTTGATATTAAAAGCACAAGTTATAAAGAATTAATTGCTTTTGATTCAAGTGGAAATTGTGTATATTATAATTCTAGTGCATTAAATGCAAGTACGGGTGCTTACTATTTTACTATATCAAACAAAGCATGGGCTTATATATCTGTGCAAAATGACATTAGTGCAAATGGTTTGCTAATTAATTCCGTTAAAAAATTTGCATCTCCGAATTGGACTACTTATTTATTTAATCAAAAAATACAAAGTACAACGGATAGCATTAACACAATAAATACTACTATAACAGGTACAAAAAATGCTATGCGTTATAACTACGTAGACCATGATAGTTATGTAGTTGGAACATATAGCAAAGCAACACCTCCAGTGTTCGCAAGTGATGGTTTAAATGTGTATAAAATATATACTGTTGCAGAAGGTCAAACACTTAAAATACATCCATATGGGAATCCATATATTGCTGTTTACTTTTGTACTAATGATTCTGGAACTTTTATAAGTGGTTCGTTATATACAGTATCAAGCTATAATAACACATATCAAACATTCACAGTACCAACAGGAGCGACTAAATTATATGTGGCTTGTGAGAAAAACTGTATTGATTATACTTATGTTGAACGTTACGGAATCAATAAAAATCCAACTCAATGGAATGATAAAAGTGCAGTAATTTTTGGAACATCGATACCAGCTGGATTCGGTGCAGGAATAAACGGATTAGATACTACTAATTATAGAGAAAATAGTTATCCATTATTAATGGCTCACTATTTAAGTATGACAATTACAAACGAAGCAGTAGGTAGTAGTTGTGTATGTTGTAGAAAACAAAGTTTAGTGAATCCAACTACTAATCCTTATGGTTTTATAAACAATTTTGAAGCAGTTTCAAGATGTTTGACTAATACAATTGAACAAATGCAGTGGATTGCAAATTGGATAAATTATAAAATTAATAGTGGAACTTATGGCAATAGTGGTACATATGATTCAAGCGTATTTACAAGTGCTTTCCCTACAACATGGACTACTACAGATACGAACTATATAAAATCTTACTCTTATGAAAATAAACTAGTCGTAAATCATCTCGGAAATAATAGAAAAGACTTGTATATATTTGAACATGGTCATAACGATATAGGTACTGATAATTTTACTACAGATACTACTGGTTCAAATGGTATGTTTAGTTATAGTGGTTGTATGAATTTTCTTATTAACTTAATTTTAACTGATAATCCAAGAACAAAAATAGTTATTATGAGTCATTATGACAATCAAAAGCATACTGGGGTAAATAGTATCATTACAGCACAAAAAAATGTTGCAGATTATTGGGAAATTCCATTTTTATCATTGTACGATAAATTAGGAATGTCACAAGGGACAATAAAAACAACTGGATATTGGGATGTAACAGGATATTCAGATGGTTCTGCATGGTGGGTTGCTAGTGGTGGAACAGAACAAACAATTTCAATGGTTAATTTATGGCTACCTGATGGAACACATCCACATACAGATAAAAGTGGCAAAGCAAATAGGCATATTGCTAAACAGGCAAGCGAATTGCTGAAAACTGTAAGCGTTGCTTATTAATAATATACGCAATAGGATAATATGGTTCGTAAGACTAATTATTTGGCAATTAAATATTAAAGCAATGTTAGGAGGACTATTTTAATTGATAGTCCTTTTTTGTTAACATAAAATAAAATAAGAATTTTATAAGGAATTTAGTTGTCTGAACAAAAGTTATGTAATCTAATCTATGATGATTTCTTAATTCTGAATGTAGATATTAAAATCACAAATAAGAAAAATAATTTTAAAAGACTTGGGTTAATTGTTCGAGTCTTTTTGTTATTCAAAAATTAAAAGTTAAATTTAAAAAAGGAAGCGATGTATAAAATGTTAGATATTCAAAAACAATTTATCAATTACAATAAGTCTTCAAGAAGTGCGAATCCAATATACATAGTGGTACATGATACGGGTTCACCTAATTCTACTGCACAAAACAATCATGATTATTTTGCAGGTGGAGATAGATCAGCTAGTGCCGATTATTTTGTAGACTCCAATAATATCATTCAAATAATAGATACAGATAATTTCTACAGTTGGCAAGTGGGTGATGGTGGAGGAAAATACGGGATTTCAAATAAAAATAGTGTTGGTATAGAAATGTGTATAGGTTCTGACAGTATGCCTACAGACGCTACTATAAACAATACAATAGACTTAGTGAGATATCTAATGAGTAAGTATGGTATCAGTATTGATAACGTTGTAAGGCATTATGATGCTAGCCATAAGATTTGTCCAAACTGTTTTAGTACTAATTCATGGGCAAGATGGTATGACTTTAAAGAACAAGTTTCTAACGGTAGCACAACTTCAGGTGGAGAATGGATATTACAAGATTCTAAATGGTGGTATAAACATTCCGATGGAACTTATACAAAAGACGGTTGGGAAAAGATAGATAACTATTGGTATTTATTCGATAGTGAAGGGTATATGGTCTATGATTGGAAAAAGTCTGGAGGAAAGTGGTATTATTTATCAGATTCAAACAATGATGGCAAAATGAAAACAGGGTGGATATTTGATAAAAATGATAGTAAGTGGTATTACTGCAATGAAGATGGTGCTATGCTTACTGGTTGGCAAAAAATAGATTCTAATTGGTATTATTTAAATATATCAGGAGCAATGCAAACAGGTTGGGTAAATGATGGTGGAAAATTCTATTGTTGTTATTCAAACGGTGTTATGATACATGATACTACAGCTTATGGATATAAATTTGCTAGTAATGGTGTTGCAACTAAGTTATAAAATTTAAACAAATTAATTATAAAATAAAGTTATGCTACTTAAAAGGCAAAATTTAAGGAGGAATTTATCATGAGTGAAACAATGAAAACAAGATTAAAAAACAAGGCATTTTGGGTATCGCTAGTGAGTGCAGTAGTATTACTTACACAACAACTAGGTATAAATATATTCCCTGCAAATTGGGCTGATATTATGAATACAATATTAGTCATATTAACAATTTTAGGTATTGTAATTGACCCAACAACTAAAGGTATTTTAGATGCAAAAACAACTGAAACTATAGAAGAAGTTAAAACAGAAGAAATAAAATAAATTAAATAGTATTTAGAATTAAGATTTTAAGTTGAATTGAGATTAGGGACAAGTTCTCTAGTCTCTTTTATTATGTTCAAATTTATTTTCATGGTGCTTTCAAAGATTGAAGGTAACTAAAAATAAAATATATGATGAAAGAAGGAATATTATAATGAAAAATCAATTAACAATCAATGGAGAACAAAATTTTATGGGAGTTAACATTCCTATAATTGAAGGTGGATTTGGAGAAAATCAAAAAGTAATGCTAGCTAAGACAATATCAGAAATTCATGGAGTTAGAAATAATGATATACAAGATTTAATAACTCAAAATATTGAAGAATTTGAAATAGGTATAGATTTACTTGATTTATGTGATGAAAATTTTAAAACCGAAGCTGTCGGTTTAGGCTTTATTACTAGTAACAGACAAAAATATTGCTATTTATTATCTGAACAAGGGTATATGTTATTAACTGGATTTATGAAAACAGAAAAAGCTAAAGATATTAGAAAGCAATTAAGAAGAGAATATTTTGCCATGAGACAAATTATAAATTCAGATGAACAATTAAAGGCAAATTTATTATTATCAATATACCAAGGTGGACAAGAAGGAATATTAGCATCAAAACAACTTACTGAATTAGAAGTTAAAGAAGCAGTTGCACCATTACAGAAAGAATTAGAAGAAAATAAGCCTATGGTTGAATTTGCCACACAAGTAAGCGAATCTGCTAATTCTATAACTATGGCACAATTTGCAAAAGTAATTAAGGATGAAAAAATAAATATTGGAAGAAATAAATTGTTTGAGTGGTTCAGAGATAATGGATATCTAAGATACAATAATGAACCTTATCAAAAATATATGGATTATTTTGAAGTAAAAGAGAATACATATAAAACTCCTTATGGAACTAAGACAAGTATTCAAAGCCTTGTAAATGGTAAAGGTCAAATTTACTTTGTTGAAAAGTTAAGAAAAGAATTTTGCTAATAAAACAAATTATAAAAAATGGAGGATTAATTTCCTCCTAATTTTAAGGAGAGATTTATTATGAATAATCAAGAAAGAAAAGTAATGTATTTATATAATATAGATCAAGTTTCATTTTATATTAGTCAAGGATGTAAGCCAATTGATACAGGTATACACCCACAAACAAAAATGGTATGGAATAAATTTTATAAAGATGAAACTGAACAAGCTTATAACTTGTGGATGAATAGAAATAGATAAATAAAATATTATGATGAAAGAAGGAATTTAATTTATGATGAAAGAAAAATTCACTAAGATACCTAACGACTTTATTAAAGGAGACTTTGATTTGAACTCAAAAGAATTAACAATAGCAACAATATTATTAATGACTAGGAACGGAAAAGATGTGTGTATATTTACACTAAAATGGTTATATGACATATTAAACATAGGTGCTAAAAACACATATAGTCAGAATGAAGTTAAAAAGATACTAAAGATGTTTGGAGATGAAGAATTGTTCTTCTATCATGACAATATATTTTTAGATAATGAGGAAATTGTGGATATTGATTCTATAAGTAAAACAGATTTAATATTTGCTGAATTATATCATGATATGACTGATAGTTTTACAATGCTTATTGATAATGACATAAAACAAATTATAAAATATAGTAATGAAAATAAAATAGATACATATTCGCTATTGAGTACATATACATATATTTGTAGTTGTATAAACAATAATGAACAATGTGAAGATTACTTACTATGCTTCCCGTCACTACTTAATATATCTGATAGTGTGAATATAGCAGAAAAGACAGTATTGAAATATATAAATATCCTCAAAGACTTAGATATATTCATATTTGATTATGCAGGTTATAAGGTATTAGCTGATGGAAAAGTAAAGAACGGTAAGATGTTCTATACAAGAGTAGGGAATGAAGAAATACTCTTACAAAGACTACAAAAAGAAAGACAAGAACATGGATATTACAATATAAGTAGAAGACTAAAAGATAAGGGTAATCTCAAAAGATCATTGAAACAAAAAATAAATGACTTAGAAAAGAAAGCTAGTATTAATCCTATAGAGATAGAAGAACTAAAATTAATAAAAGAAGAATATAAAGAACTAAACTCTGAAGAAAAAGAGAAAAACTCCAGTGAGCTTTAGCGAAACTGTAAATTCATCTTCTTATTAGTCTTTCTTCTTCTTAGTATATCTTGTTAGTTAGTCTTATTGTTACACTTTACTGGGTTATGAATTTAGTATAACAATTGAAACGTTGATTTATGAAAATAGCTTTATCTTGAAATGTCAATTTATGCTTTTAGTATAACAACTCAATTCTCTATTTATACTATTTTCATAAATTGAAGGTTAGAGACAAAATAAATTAAATAAGGGGCATTTAAATGAGTGGAGTATATATTTTAAAGAATGAAAACCAAAGTTTAAATAATAAATTATACATAAAAATTGGCTGTAGCAAAAATATAGAAAAGAGAATAAATCAAATAAAGAGTTCATTTAAGTTCAATGGTAATTTAGATAAACTTTCTTTATATAGAATTATAGAGTGTAAATCTTATTTAAAGCTTGAGAAAATAATCCATCAAATAATGTCTAGTCGGAAAGTGACTAATGAATGGTTTCTTACTGAGGAAAGTTTCTTGTTGAATAGATTAGGAATGATTGATTTAGAAAGATACAATTGAAATGAAATATACAAAATGATAGAGATTAGAAAATAAAATTCTAGTCTCTATTTATCAAATAACAATCAATATTAATATAAAACATTTGTTTTGTGTAAAGTTCCAATCTTTGTAAGTAAGTGATAGCCTTATTCTTAAATCTGAATTATTTTACTAAAGTCTATTAAACAGTTAATTATTAATAGATTTTTAAAGATAATTTTGTGAATATGATACGTAGATACTCATGGAATTAAAAATCATAAAACATGAAAGGGGAGATATAAATGGCGACAGTAACTACAATTACAGAATGTCAAACTAATACAGGTTTGATTTGTCTTAATAACGGAACAAGTTCTATCTCTATCCAAGAAAACTTTCCTATTTTCGATAGTAATTTTCCTGTAGATTACTTAGTGGATTTACTGATTACATCTATGAATGGTTTTACTTCAGGAGAAACAATAGAAGTATTAATTGATAATGTATCATTAGGTTCATTTTCAGTAGGAACTACACCAGACAAAGCTATTTGGCTTAGTGAATTAATCGGATTGACTTCAAGAGAGATATTAAGTAGTAAACCAATTACTCAAAATATTGAATTGAAATTCTCGTCTAATAAATTATTAAAGTTTATATTAGTTTCAGCTAAAGCAAGTGATTATGTTAGTGCAATTACAACTTACAATAATATATTAACTATTAGTAATAATTATGTTTTGGCAGAAACAGAAATACAATCAAGAGACGAGTCAAGTGTTGGAGCTATAGCCGACGCAGTATCTAATAGTAAAACAGAAATCACAGGAAATAATACAAATGTAATAACAATTAAAAATACATTTCCTATTTGGGGAACTGCTTTACCTAAAGCATTTGTTATAGATAATTTAATAATATTCTCAAAGCTACTACCTATGAACACAGAGATATATATCAAAAAAGATGGAATTCCAATAAAGACATATAAAACCACTACAAACTTAAAATGTACATATTTAAGTGATATATTAGGGGTTTCTAAAGAACTATTATACACAAAAGTAAATGAAGAATATGAACTAAATTTCGTTTATCCACAATTTATAAATAACCAAATATTAACAGGGGAATTAACAGATTTTTCTGTTGCATCTGTAATGGCTACACAATTACAACAAAATATTTTTGAATTATCAAATTCTCATACACTTGATGATGCACCTGTAAATACTAACGATTGTAATTTTATAGTTACATATGATAGTTATGATAGAAGTATAAAGAGTGCAGAATTACAACTCAATAATCAACAAAGTATTACCTTATCATTTTTAACTGATAATTCAGAAAGTTCTCCTATTCCATTAGTTAAATTATCAAATTTGGATAATTTATATAACACAGAAATTTCACTAGTAATGGACGGACAAGCAATACAAGATTATTTAACAATAATTAGAGATTTTGCAAGAAAAAGAAATGAATTAGAATATCAATATAAAACTAATAAGTAGGTGATATTATGAGCTTTAAAATGATGTCTTCAGGAGGTGTGTCTAGGTCAAATAATCTTCCAAAACAAGGTGATTATCATGGACAGATATTAGAATATTTAAAAGATAATACAAACAATCCTGAATTATATTCTTGGAATGAGTTACGGAAGAAATGGATTCCAATAAGTGGTGGTGGAGGAAATGTAACTTATCAGAACTCAAATCCTATGTCAATTGCTGTTGGTGGATTTTCAGTAGGAACAAATTTTGTGGAAGAAAAAACAATTCAAGAGATGTTAGATGGTTTATTATACCCGTATATTGCACCGACTGCAAACTTAGGAACTACAGTTTCAACAATACAAGAACTAGGTACAAATTTGGCTAGTATTCAATTAAATGCAACAATGACTAAAAAATCTAATGATATTACAAAGATAGAATATTATAAGAATGGAAGTTTAGTTAATTCAAAAGATAATCCTTCTTTAAGTGAAAGTTATGTTGATTCTACGGGAATAAATAGTAATACAACTTATATGATAAAGGTCTATGATAGTAAGCCAAATACGGTTTCAAGTAATTTAAGTTTTAACTATATTTATCCAATGTACATAGGTAATGTTGATGTAATAAATCCTACTGAAGCAGATGTGAAAGGTATGATTAAAAAATTAGTAACAAAAGCAAGTCAAAGTTTATCTTATAATATTTCAAATAGTAGATTTTGTTTCGTATTTCCAACCTCATATGGTAGTTTGACTTCAATCAAAGATCCTAATAATTTTGAAATGTTATCAGCTTTTACAAAAACAACTTCAAATTTTACAATGCTTGATGGAAAATCAATACCTTATAACATATACACCTTGAGTATGCCTACAAGTCAAACGAGTTTTACAATAACTTATATATTCTAATAGAAAGGATGTGAAAATATATGGCAAGTGGAATTCCAATAGCGAGTGGGTTTTTATTAGGTTCACAACAACCAGTCGATTTACGTACAGTGGTTGATACATATGCTGATTTACAAGCTATGCCAATAATTCAAAGACATCTTGGTTTATTAGTATATGTAACTAATGATAAACAATATTATTATATAAAAGATGATTTAAATATATGGGAAATATTTAATGGTGGTTCAGGAGGCAGTGGTGGAAGTATTTTGTACACAAATCAAGAACCTTCAACAATTGCTGTAGGTGGAGTAAATATCGGATTCAAGCCGAAACCAACAGGAATTCCTTTGGAAAAGTTAGCTTATCTTATGCTTCATGCAGGTAGTACAGACATAGTTAAATCACCAGTTTTAGTACAATCAACTTATGATGGACAATCTAATATACCAGTAGATTTAGAATATATAGCGTTTGATATAACTAATGATATAAATACAGTATTAAAAGATATAACAAAAGTTACTTCTAATCCAAGTGGTGCAATAAAAGATGTTACATTGGTGGGAACGAAATTATATGTTTATTTAAATCCTCTTAACACAGGTACAATTTATGATGTGAAACTAGATTTGGGAGTGATTTTGAATGAAGGCGATGATGAAACGTCGTTTGGAGAAGCACAGAATGATTTAGCATTAATTTGCTCATTTGAAACTGCTTGGCTTAGTTATCCAATTTCACCAACAGTTTTACCTTCATCAATGGATGGTGTAATTGACCAACCTTTATCTTTAAGTGAGATAACTTTTGATGTTAATGATACCTTTAATTTAACTTTAGATAGTGTAAGTTCCGTAATATCAAGTCCAACAAATATAATTAATACTGTGACATTAGTTGGCAACACAATTCATGTAGGATTACATAACCTAGCTAATTTAACAAATTATACAGTAACAGTAAATCCAAATACTGTAGAAAATAACGGAGATAATATTATAACAGCTAGAACATCTCCAAATACAAATACAGTATCATGTACATTTAAAACAATAGCACCTGATATTAGTAAACCAGTAATATTGCAATCATCAATGAATGGTTTAACAGAACAAAATATATATACT